GCTTGCTACAGTCGGCGAAACATCACGGCAAGCATCACAAAGCCCCATTCGAAATTCGATACTGCGTGATGAGTAACCTGCTCAATCCATTGTTGGACGCGGTAAGTTTTTGGAGGTTGTGCGAGTTCGCCCTGCGTGGGCTAGGCTTGCGAGTGAAGCACTGAGGATTTCCATGGCGTCGCTTACTGATTTGATTTTTGATATACCAAATTGGCGAGACAAGACGTCTAGCGAAATCGTAGAAATTCTCAATGCTGCGAATATTGATTTCGCAGAGTCTGAGAGGTTCACCGGCTATGGGCTCGCGCTCATCATCGGTACGGATCGGGTTCAACCTTTCCTCGATCGATGCCGCATGATGGGCCTTGCTTGGGTCGCCGAGTCGCAGGTGCTAGGCTTGCCGATTGGAGATCCGATTTTCAATGCAAGCTTACTTCAAACTGAGGACGTTGACGCGGTACAAATCGCTCGATACGGTCGGCGAAAGATTTCCGCGTTACAGGCCAACAAGTTGACGGTGACGACGGATCAAATCGTTGCGGCGTTCAATCTTTGCAAGCTCAAAACGTTGCAGCTTGAGAAGCGACAAGCGGCGCGTGACCGGTACAATGCCTACTGTACCGCGATCGATCAATGGGACGGCAATCCCGCTACGGAGCCACAGTTGTGACGATAAGTATTGTCGGAAGTACCTCACAGCTGGCGAGTAGCATTACCACGATGCCTACACATGCAGCGGGGCATCTGCTTTTATGCCTTGCCTACAACGACGGTTCGTCCACAGCGGTAACATTGCCTAGCGGATGGGTTGAGCGTTACGGCATCGCGGTCGGCGGCGTGGGTTACATCAGAGTTGGATACAGGTACGCTCAATCATCCTCGGAGACCTCGGGCACTTGGACCAATGCCGATCAGTTGTTTATGTTGTCGATTTCATCCGGTGCTAATACGCTGGTGTTCCCAAACTTTATATCATCGAACACCGGCACAGCAACGACGATCAACTTTGCCGCTCAAACCGCGGCAACATTTCAGACCGGTGCAGACGATCAAGCGTTGATCAGCTGGGTTGTTAGCCGAAACTCAACTAACACGCTGACTGCTCCCTCAGGGTTGACGGCGCAACAATCGGCAACGGACTCGGCAAACTACGTTTCACAGGTTTGCTTCCAGGCTTCACGTACAACGATTTGGGCGTCAACGAATATCACGGTAGCAACCTCGGCACTGTATCGTTCATTGATGTTATCATTGGTTGAGTCACCTGTTTATGGTGCCAGTGGTGGAGGCGGATTGATTTTACCGGGTGGTTTCAACGGAGGTTTCAACTGATGTTTCTAAAGATCACAGCCGGTCAGACTCAACGATCAATACCTTTGAAGGTGCAAGACAGTACTTCGACGACTGGAGCCCTATTGAGCGGTTTGCTTTGGAACACTGCTGGTCTTACGGCTCGCTGGCGTCGTGAGGGCGATAGCACTCATACGACTTTGACGTTAGCGAACGCTACGCTTGGATCATGGACAGATAGCGGCTTCATTGCAGATAGCATTCAGGCAGGTCATTACGAACTAGGCTTGTCTAACGCGATGATTGCGGCTGGTGCTCGTTGGGTGGAGATTGTCATCTTCGGCGCGGCGAATATGATGCCGGTTGCGATCCTAATTGAACTTGACGTGGTGAACTACCAGACCGACGCATTCGGAGCCCTCAAGCCTACGACCTCGGGAAGAACGCTTGACGTTTCCGCAGGCGGGGAAGCAGGGATCGACTTAGCCAACATTGGATCACCAACAACTGTAGTGAATCTTTCGAATCTGACGATCAAGACCGCAACCGATATTGAAACGGATACCCAAGACATTCAAACGCGATTACCAGCGGCATTGCTCGGCGGTCGCATGGATGTTTCCGTAGGGGCTTATCAATCTGGGCTCGTTCCTTTGCAACCAACGGTAGCAGGGCGGACGCTTGATGTTTCCGTCGGCGGTGAGGCAGGAATCGACCTCGCCAACGTTGGATCACCAACGACCGTTCTGAACCTCACAGGCTTGACGATTAAGAGCGCTACAGACGTTGAGACGGATACCCAAGACATTCAGAGCAGACTACCGGCTGCGCTCAATGGCGGGCGTATGGAGGCTTCTGTAGGGGCTTATCAGACTGGCCTTGCTCCATTGCAACCAACTGTTGCCGGAAGAACGCTCGATGTTACGTTGACCGGGGCGGCGGGAATCGATTGGTCAAACGTCGAGAACCCAACTCACGCAAACGTGCTTTCAGCAACGTCGATAGGTGGCATCAACGGCGTCACCTTCCCTGATGACTTCGACAAGCTGGTCATCGAACCTACGGGGCACGTTGTAAGCTCGGTAGATAAGATCAACAACAATACGATCACTGCAAGCTCAATCCAAGGCGGAGCAATTACAGCGGCTAAGTTCGCGGCTGGGGCGATTGATGCGAACGCACTCAACGCGGATGCGGCAACCGAGATAGCTACAGCGGTTGCGGGTATAGAAGTCCTCACGCGGCTTGCGAGCATGATCGAATCGAACGGTGCCGGTAGTTTCCGGTTTACAACCATTGCCTTGAGCCTAGCGCCAACTGGCGGCGGTGGCGGTGGAACTGATTGGACTACGAATGAGAAGGCCGCTATCCGTGGTATCCTTGGATTCGACTCCAGCGGGAACCTTGTCGTACCTTCGAGCGGGGCGTTGTACACGATCACAACGCAGACCGCGAGCCTGTTCAAGTACGGTGACACCCAGCGTTGGAACAGCCCTTCGAATCAGATCGACGTCATCATCACGAAGGTTACATAATGGCGATAGTGACAACGTTCTGCGATTTCTTCGGATGCTCAGGCGGTGGTACTCCAGGTCAGGGCACCGTCCCGAACTTGCTATCAGTCGATTACCAAGGGGATTGGCAATTCCTTGAGGGGATCGAAAGCGTCACGTTTGCGTTCGGGCCACAGCGTTACACGTCACAAACTGTGAGTGGAAACGTTTCCAAGGCGAAGCGGTCAGCGTTAACTGAGAGGGATATTGCAATCGCTGCAAGTACCTTCGGTTGGGAGCCCGAAGATATGACTTTGGTTGTATGGGCGGAAACCATCGTTGATACGACCGGGGTAATCATCGAACCGAAAATCGGTGATAAATTCACCGCGTTTGATACCGACTGGATTATCAAGTCGATCAAGCGAACGGTAGACTTATCTGAGTGGCGTTGCTACGTGCGAAAGACGACGAAGGAAGAATGACAGATACACTGGCAGTAGACTTCGTTGATTATATGCGGGACTGGGCCACAAGCCTGGAAACGATGGATCACGAACCTACCTTTCAATCCATGCTCGATCCTCTGCATGAGGGCTTCACCGCAAACTTTGACAACGCGAGGGCACCGTACGGGCAATGGCCTCCGCACGCACCGTATACGATCCTCTTGCATGGCCCGCACCCTCTGTTGATTCTTACCGGCGCGATGAAGCGAAGCGTTACGCAGACCGGATCAGACGGACGGATCGAAGAGTTTACACGGGATCAAGCAATAATCGGAACATCACTTTTTTACGCACCGTATCAACAGTTTGGAACTGCCAAGATACCTGCCCGGCCTTTCCTTTGGCTCGAAGGTTCTTACGTTGATCGGCTGCACGAACTTTTTGCTGACGCTACGATGGCGAGGGCTCTAAATGCATCATCAGGATAACGAACTTCCATTGCTCGAACCTTCCGAGCTTCCGACACCTACACGGGCCGCACCTGGATCGATCGAGAAGATCGAGGTACTGCGGCAAAGAGTTTCAAACTATCAACAGTTGCACCATCCTGAGGACGCAACATTTACGGAGGCTATGAATGCTTGGGTCGAGAATAAAAATTCTGGGGGATGCGCTAGTCGCAGTCCTGAACGCAGACCCAGACCTTTCCTCAAGAACGTTCGTACTTCGAAAGAAACCCTATAACCGGGGCCGTACTTGGGTTGCAGGCGGGCGCGTCGTGCCATTGCAAACCGAGCGAGTAGCAGGTGAGAACTCGCAGGATGAGCGTATCTTTCGCTTCCTGATCGTCGTTAGCGATCCGTCTGACTCAGACCTTGCCGGGAACATGGAATCGCACTTGGGCGCAATCGAGAGGATCGAAAACATCTTCGAAAGCAAGTCACACGGCTTCATGCCTAACAGCATTCGAACTACGGCTCAGACTGCACTGAACACAGCAACCACAGCGGGAAAGTTTCCGACGACGAAGATACAATCGATCGAACTTTCCTTCGCGACTCCCTTCGTTGATCCTGCCTTCGAGGGCGGGTACGATGCCAGCTCATGCGTCATCGGAATTCGATGCACGATGGATAGACTCGATTCAAGGAATCTGTAGAAATGCCAAGGAAAACTGAAGAAACAAATAGTACAACTTTGGAAACGTTTCCAGCGCCGGAACCCGTTCAAGAGCAAGTTGCAGAAAAAAACAACGTTGCAAATATTGAGCAATCGGAAACGAAAGCCGTCATCGATGGCGTGTGGATGCTCGATGGGCGGTACGCACTGGCCGACACAATCGAGGACGCAAGCGGCTTGTATGAGGCTTGCTTTGGGGGCATTCCGCGTGAGGCGTTGCCGGGCGATCGATACCCAAGGCCAACGGATAAAGTGCTTCATCTTCGCAATGGTGCACCGGTGTACGGTCGCGTTGAGTGAGCATAGCGCGAGTAAGATAGCAAGCGTCAATTTTCATTCGAGGGAATCATGAGCCAAGCAACAGCAAGTCGGTTGATCGTTTCAGATAGCACGACATGGGCATCCGGTATCGGGGTTGCGTTCAACGAATGCTCCCTCGTCGGACAGCGAACGAACGTTACGCACATGGGGCACCGTGGAACCCGGCAACGGGCAAGCTGCCGTACGCGAACCGTTACCGATAAGTCCGGTGGAAACATTGTCGGAAACTTCGGCGTCCAAGAAATCGATTGGTTCTTTTCGCGTGGGATCGGTCACAGCGGCGGAAGTCCATTCTTGCCGGGTGAGACAATCAACGAATGGTACGCGCTCGTTGATAAAGTCGCGGCGATTTACAGCTACAAAAAACTTCGAATCAACTCCCTGGAAATCAGCGGGCAAGAGTCGCAGTACTTGAACTGGAACGTTGCTTGCGTCGGTGAAGAGGAAGAGGTCTACGGATCGACCTACCCGACAACTCCGGTGCCTGAATGCGGTACGGCGTTCGTGCTTTCCGATTGCACCTTCACGTACAACTCGACGGCGTACAAAATGCGTTCGTTCAGGTTGTCGATTGACAATGCGATAGATCAGAACCAGTACGAAAACTCCCTGACTCCAACGCGGTTTGAGTCACAAGATTTGATCGTTCAATTGTCGCTCGATTGCGCGTTCCGATCCGATACGCTTGCCCTCTATGATGCAGCGGTAGCAGGTCAAACGGCATCGCTGGCGATCACCGACGGAACGACGACGTATACGATTCACTTCGGGAATCTCAAGTACATGAGCGGCGGGCCTACCGTTCCGGGACGTGGAAGAATTGCGATGCCTTTGCAGTTCGAAGCGTTCCGCAAGACCAACACAACGACCAACGCAGACGATAATCAAATCCGCGTTGTGAAGACAGTGGTTTAGCGTTTGCTCAATCGCTTGCTATACTCAGGGGACATTCCGTCCCCTTTTTTTATTGAGGTATCGTATGAGTTGGAAAGATCCATTCGTTCGGGCAGGCGTTGCAACACCGGCTTACTTCTCCGCGAGGGAAGGCAGATACCCGGAGGCATTCTTCCGCTATCGCAGACCGGCACCGAAGGTTGTTGAAAAGCAACACTCAGACACAAAACAGATTGCCCTTAACGCCGAAGCGTTGATGGAGTCGATGCAGAAATTCGTAACGTTACATATTTCTGAGTGGAGCTTCGATGCCCCCTGCGATGCCGAACACGTGAAGTTGCTCAATCACCCTTTGCTATTGAAAATCTACTTCATCATCTTGCAAGCTGACTCGACGGAGCCGATTCCGGCAAAGTACTTGCAGGAAGGCGAAACGGGAACGCCAGAAGGTGAGCTAAAAAAATCCTGAGCGCGTTCACGCTGCGACTGACGAATCCAACACTCGCGGCTCGGCCGTGTGACCTTTGCCGAAAGATCATGTTCGACGAGGAAACCGGTCAGCCGATTAAGGCAAGAGACGGAAACGGTTACGCGGCGAGAACGCACAAGGTGCCCTGCGAGTCATCAATCGGGTGTGCAAAAGGGCACTACAATAACAAGCCGGACTTAAACGCATTGCAAGAGGCCGTGATTGAGCTTTACAACGCTTCCCGGGCAACCGGCGGCGCAATGCTCAACGAGGCCGAGCGAAGCGACTGGTGGCTGATGCAAGCCTTCGGACAGATGCGAGAGATCGAAGAAAAGGTCGCGAGGAATTCCCTTGAGGCCGCAATCATGGGGAGTGCTTCTCAATGGCTGAAAATGCTGAACGTGGGGTGATTTTCGTCCTCAAGGCGAACGTTGATCCAGCGGCGAAACAAGTCATTGAGCAATTCGCACAAGACATTGCTTCGAAGCAATCGGCGATCGATGAGGTCATTCGAACATCGGCTACCGAAACAGCGGCGGCATTGCAGAACGCTACAGGGCAAGCTACACAGGCTACAGCTCAATCAACGGACGCTTCGACAAAGGCGGTCGATGAGTTTTTTCAAGTCACTGACCGAGCGGCGAAAGCCTACGCGAGTGCTCAAGAGCAAAGAGCGAAGGAAGAGGCAGCAAGGCAGACGGAAGTCAAAGACTATTCGGTTCTCGCAATCGAAGAGCTTTATGCCGAGCGTGAGGTCATCGCGAAGGAGGCGATGGACCGTGAGCGTGACTTGCTCCAAGGCGCATTAGATGCAGAGAAGGCGGCTTACGAGGCGTACGATACCGAGATCAGGCGTTTACGTGAGAAGGCGATTTTCTACGCTGACGAGATTACCGATTCTGAGATTGAGAACGCAAAGCGACTTGAAGAGGAAGTCGTTGCCTCGATGGAGAATCGATCGAAGGCGGAAGATCGGTTCAGGGCTGCGGATGCGAAGGAACGACAAAAGAACGTCAACGACGCAATCAATGAGATCAAGCGACGAAGCGCCGAAGAGGAAAAGCTGAACCAGGAGTCTCAGCGTAGATATTCCGAGATCAATTCTTCGGCTAGTGCCATGATCGGAGCGTTCGCCGAAGGTACTGAGTCGGTAATGAAGTTCGCCGGTGGTATTGCCAAGCTTGGTTTAATTGGCGAAACAGACCTTCAAAAGCTGACTGATTCTCTGTTGGCGATCCAAGGTACTGTTGAGATCTTTACCGGGTTGGCGAAGGGCATCAAGGCGGCTTCCGATGGCTATGATGCCTATCGAAAGGTAGTTTTGCTGACTACAGAAGCACAGCTTGCGATGAATGCAGCTCAGGCTGCGGGCGCGGCTGGTCAAGTAGCGTCGGACTTGCCGTTGATGGCTCGTGGCGTCCAAACGGCTTCGAATATAGGCGGAAGTATTGCAGGAGTTGCCGGTACAGTCGGTCTAGCGGCTGGCGGATCAGGGATATCGGTTTTCCTTGCTTCAATTGGAGCGGCGGCGGGTGCAATTGCAGGGTTAGGAGTTGCGGCGGTCACAGCAGCAGACGCATTGAAGAACGGCATTGGAAGGGGATCAGCTCCCGGTGGAGTGATCGAGGGCATCGGTACTTCGGGATTCAATCCGTTTTTTCAGATCATGCGTAATACCAGAAGCGGCGGGTTTTTTGCCGACGAAGGAGGGGATACGCAAAAAGCTTACAACGACATGGAAGCGGCTGAGAAAAGGCTAGATACGCTCAGGCGTCAAAGGGCACTTGCGTTAGAGCTTGAGGCAAGGGACCAAGCCGCAATCAACGAGTTAATCCGTGAACGCGAAACTTTAGAGAACCAACAGGCTCAAGCACAGCAAGCAAGCCTAGCGGCTCGAATCTCCGCGATGAGTGCCGAAGAGCGACGCGCGGAAATAATCTCGCAGATCGCCAACGCGGAAAACGATCAATCAGCCTCGGCGGAAAACCGAGCGCGACAGATCATTCAATGGAGTCAGCAACGGCTAGCCGTCGAACGCGAGATTCACCAAGAGCAACGCGCTGCGGCTCAAACGGCGTTGCGATCGGAAGAGGACAAGCTGCGAAGCGTTGAGAGTCGGCTAGAGGCTGAACGAAACGCGATGATGAGCGCCGAAGAACGCTTCGGCATGCTCAACGTTGACGAGCAACAACAACTCATCGACATTCAGAGACGTTTCCAGGCTGGGGCCGGTAACGTGGGCGCTGAAGAGCTTCGGAAAATTCGCGGCTTCTCAGGCGCGATGGATGAACAGATCACCGCAGAGGCAAGGCGAAGGGCTCAGCAAGGCGGATTCGGTGCCTTCCAAACTCAAGACCTAGCACGAATCCAACAGCTTGAAACACAACGGCAACAAATCGAAGTTGCGGTTAAGGCGAAGGCCGACGTAGTTGCTAAGCTGGACATTGACGCGGCGGCGGTTGCGAAGGAAATCAATAAGCAAATCGACGCGCAATACAATACAATCCTACAGAACCTTGCGAGTCAGATCGGATTGCAGGGAACGAGAATTCGGGAACTTGAAGAGGCGTCGCAACGAAGATTTTCGAGGATACCATGATTCTACAAGTCGGATCGATCAGAAGGCCCAACAACGAAGCGGTTGTCGTTCCGTCGTACTCGCCGGTCTACGATTACACGCGACGCATTGAGGCGATGAAAATCCGTTGGGAGATCACCGGGCGCGTGGTGAACTTCCCAGTTGCAACGCAAGCGATCACCTCGTCAGAGATAGCAGCGTTAGAAGCGGCATTTCGATCGAAAGACCCGATTTGCAGATTGCTTGGTGACCAGGGCGAAGCAACTCCCTACGTGCTCGATCCAGGGCAATTGATGCAGGGCCCGTACTTGATCGATTACACGTTTCCAACATCGGACGCGGAAGTATACGCAACCGGCCTAGCGTATCGCGTATCGCTCGAAGGGGTGCAATATGTGGGGCAGGGCGGCTTGGACTTGATCGACTTCACCGAAGAGGTCACAGAGGATCAAGGCGGGCTTACTTATGTTTACGTCGGCGGTGCGGTGAACCTTGCGGAACGGCAAGTTGCATTCCAGAAGAAAAGCTACAAGTACACGCAATCGGGATCGTGTACGGGCTTGCTGGCGTACCCGAAAATCCCTCCTCCGATTTGGCCCTTCGCGTTGCTTCAAGCACCGAAAATTGTAAAGAGCGACGCACAATTCAAGGGCAAGGTAGATACTCATTACCGGGTGAACTGGGAGTATCAATACGAATGGCCTGTTAAACTTTTCGGCGATCCACATAGGAATAATCAGGGGTAAGCGATGGCAACAAAATATTGGATCGGACGCGCGGCAAGCGTTGCACAAATTACGAAGGTTGTTTTTTCTTCGATCGTATCGACGAACACCTACTCGGTGACGATCAACGGGAAGACCGTTAGCGCGGTCGCGGCGTCAACTTCTCTCGGTGACTTGATCGATGCACTGGTCAATGCATGGAACAGTTCCGCAGAACCAGAGCACCGGGAAATGGTCGCAGCTCGACGCGAAGACCCTACGTTATCGGGCTTGCAGCTTACTGCGATCAATGCCGGTGTGCCTTGCACCGTCACAGCCTCGGCAACGACCGGTACGGCAACGGTGACGCAACCAACAGCGGCAAGCGGCCCGAACTTCTGGAACGTTGCTGGCAACTGGCAGGGCGGATCATTACCAAGTGCGGCGGACGATATCATCGTTCGTGACTCCGACGTATCGATTCTCTACGGACTGGCCGACACGAACAACTACGCAAGCCTTACGATCGACGCAACGTTTACCGGGCAGGTGGGCTTGCCTGATCGGAACGCTTCGGGCTATCCAGAGTATCGAACAACCTTGCTGACTCTTGGAACTGGATCGGCGATTGCCATCAACCTCGGGTATGGCGTTGGTGCCTTTACTTCACGTTGTCGGATCGATGTTCAGGCGTCGAACGTCACCTACACTCTAAGCGGCTCAGGAACCAACTCAACGCAGGCTTATGCGTTCGAGCTACGCAATCCGGGCAGCGGCTCTACGGTGCGAGTTTACGCGGGTTCTCTTGCAATTTCGTCCTCATCGAGTGGAAACGTTTCCACCCTGGATATCATCAAAGGGACTACCCAAGGTGTTTCAGCCTCATCGAATGTCGCGGTCAACGTTCAATCAACGATCACCGTCGGAACGATCGAAGTCTACGGGGCGAACTTGCTACTTGAGGGGCCGACGACTACCCTGATTGCTCGTGAACAAGCTCGCGTCACAGTGGCAAAGGCGGCAACAGCGGCAACGGTCAAGGTATCTTCTCAGGCGTTGGTAAGCTGGGATTCCTCAGGCGGGATCACCACGAAACTACACGTTGAGCAACAAGGTACGATTGACTTTGGGCGAGTCGGAACCAGCAAGACAATCGCGGCCTGTGATATCTTCGCAAGCGGTACGCTCCTTGATCCTTTGGACAATTGCACCTTCACCGCAGGCGTTGTGTTGCAGGCTTGCCGCATTGCTGACGTTTCACTCGATTTAGGCGTAGGGATAACGATCAATGGCTAATCCAGGAAACGCACCGCAAGGGATGCTTCGTTACGCAGGCATCTGGTGCGATGGAGAGTTCCAAGTCACGCGAACCGGTACAACGATGCCGGATCAAATCCGGGCACAGTTCGTGCTTAGTGCGAACCTTCCGCAGTACGGAAACTTGGAAGTTTTTTACGGTGACAAGTGGATCACCATCCCGGATTGTCGAGTGTCTCGAATGGAGATCACGAGCGGCGTCAATGGTCGGTATCGGGAAGTTGAATTCGAGGATCGGCGATGGCGTTGGAGGTATGCCTATGCTTTTGGGCATACCAATTTCGATATGAGGGATAACTATTTCTTCCGTGAAAATGATCTTTCAGTTCTCGATACCATTCGTTACTTACTTGGTATCGTCGGGGAAGGGGAGCCAGAAGTCTATCCAGCAGGCGCTGTATTAAGGCTTGATGAGGACAAGTACGGAAATTACATCGGGTTTACTCAGTACAGCGTTGCGCAACATTTCGACGGGCGGACGGTCGCAGAATGCCTTGAAGAAATGCTTCAGTATCTTGGGCTACGGCTATACCTCGGATGGGATAATATTGTTCGACTTTACGCGATGGGTTACGGTCGATCGATTCCATCCGATCAAAGGGTTATGGATTACTCGGTTTCCGTTACTCCGCCGGTTGTTCCTCAGACTATCGTTTTCGAATTCAAGAGAGAGGTATTCGAAAATGATTTCTTCCTTGAGCCCGTGGGGTATCAGTGGGACGTTCAAAATGAGAACCCATCTAAATCGATACTTCCCCTGAGGTTTCTGAACTATGGTCCGATCAATCAGAACACGAATCAGATTGACTGGTCACTCGCCGATCCACCGAACTTCAATCGCATTCCTGATAAGCGTCAACGTGAGTTATGCCGTCGGACAATCTTCAAAATGTATCGGATCGATTCTTCACAGCGTCGATCATTATTGAATCCGTTTTTTAATCCACTGGTTGCAGGGTTGAATTTCGAGTTCAACGCGAACGACTTTATTCTTGATGATGCTCTTTGGGTTGATCGACCATTATCTCAGCAAGCTTCTCGACCACAGCCGCCGGTTCGGTGGATTAGGTCAGGCGTTAATAGAGACTACAATCGGCTACACTTTGACGAGGACTGCAAGGACTTTACGGTTATTGGGTACTTTGCACTTCGTACGCTTGGGCAGGTATCAAATAACGCTCAGATTGCGGCGAACTATCAGTTGCTCGGAACCGAGTTCGAGCCGTTCGATACGCAGACGCTTCGCACGCAATACCCGGATACGGTATACAACGGAGGAGTAAATTTTGACCCAGTAGAAAGGGTTGTGAAGCTTGAGACACCGCTTTACTTCGTCAACAGAAATCCCGCAGGGGCAGTACAGCAAAACACCTACCTACCGGCGAAGATATTACTTCGAGCACAGCATAAGCTTAGGCGTCGATTCGATATGGAGCTTATGCGACTGATGATACCGGTGCCGATCAACAGTGATTACTCAGTACCTGGACTTGTCGAGAAGGTAGTCATAGACGGAACGCATTATTGGAGTCGTGCGAATGCTGGAGCAGCTTTGAACGCTCTTTGGTATCAGCAGGAAGCTCAGCAGTACGTTGCGTCGAAGTCAATTTCAGAATCAGCAACGATACCGATGAAGGGCTTCGCGTTTGATATCTCCCCTGATGGTAATATTCCCTCGGTGGTATTCAGTCGCAACGCTTCGGGCCAATGTACAACGCTCGTTCAATGGCAAAAAGAAAACCCATTGATGTTCCCGACGTACGATGAGGAAGCGGCAAAGATCGCGCAGCATGCTTTCACTAGCTCAGTGCCAGGAAACGCGGTACGTAACGCGAGAAACTTGAAGCAGTTCATGGCGGCGAAAGGTTTTTAGCATGTACGTCGATCAACTTAGGTACTTTGCGTTCAAGAATACGACGGGTGAAGAGATCCCGCCCTTCGGAGTCACCGTCATCGAGAACGCGATAATTGAAGACCGCGAGATTGTGTTCAATGTTCGCAAGTGCACTCAAGAGGATGAGGACTTGCAAGAACCTTCGATGTTGTTGTTCAACAATATCCAGCCGGTGCCAGATGACAGCTACGGAAACGGAACGCGAGACTTTCCAGCTCAAGCCTTAATCGATAGCACGAGCCTAACATCAGGTGAACTCGTTGGGCCAAAATACGGATCATTCCTTTTATCTGACACCGGAAGTTGTTTTTCGATTGTCGCGAAGGATGCAACAGAACCGCATATCGATACCGGTGAGGCTGTCTACTTCATCGAAGCGAAGCATGGACTTACTGACTTTTGGATCGGTAAGGTTACGACTGGCGGCATTCCGGGCAGGGCTGGCGATTCACTTTCATCCAATGACGTTGAACTGTACTGGATCAACGCAAGCGATGATTTAGCGAAGGTCGGCGGCTCATCGACTCCGAAGATCGTTAAAGCCTATAACGTAGGCGTTGATACGATACTTCAGAACTCAATCGTCATCGTATGGCGAGTTCGAAATAAGTACGTTTGCATAGGGGTTTGCAACTGATGGCATGCGCGGGCGGTTGCACTTCATGTTGTTGCTGTGGCTCCGGTGAAATGAAAGATTTACCGGATTACTATTGCCGTTTGCATGCTGACCTTCCAGGGCCGGAGTACTCCAAGTGCACCGATACGACCCGTCAGACGTTGAACTGGACGATTACCGAGTTCAATATTGATAACTCACTTTTCAGTACCGAGCTTCAAGCAGATTACTTTCCAGAGTGTTCAGAATGTCAATCGTTCGCCAATGACGAAGACCTGACTTGCTGGATTGAGTATAAGGATTTTTATCCGTACGGGTATGCGTTTGAATACACGAACGATACGGAATGGGTAATCATCGAAGAAAGCCAGTGTTCAGGAACTAAGTTCTTCCCTGGGATCGGAACGCGAGACTATTGCGTAAGGCTTCAGACTCAAGCGCGAGTTAAGTACGGGCTTCAAAACCTAAAGGTAAATATAGCTCGATGCAAGATACCGAATGAGGCTTGTAATTCTGAAGTCGGTGATATGGACTTGGACGAATGCGGCTATCTGATTACTGCAACGATGGACGTTCTCTACGTCATTAAGACGATGCAGACAATGGCAGAGCAGGCGCTAGCGCCAGCAGGAAGCGGGACGGCTTGTGACGGACTACCTGATTTCCCCGATCCGATGGACCCTAGCTATGATCCGAATGCAACCGGGATCGGCGGTAATCCTGTTGTGACCTACTACACGAAGTGCATCACAAGGTCGCAAGTCTATAAAACGTTGAAGAACAATCCGCTTGACCCGACGCAAATCTACGTTGACTTTGATAGCCCTATCGCCGGTCAGGACGTTGATTGCTGCAAGGATTGGCCCAGCCCGAATCGTAATTTCTTCGGCGGTAAAGACCCGACGTACAACGATGAGACATTCCGTTGCAGTTGTGATTCTGAATTGGCACTAGTGGTCGAAGGTGATTGCGACGACAATACATGCTTAGAGCTTGATCCTGCGGCTACTGAGGTTTGCAATACTTGGAGTATTTCTATTCCCTTTATGGCTGGAAAGAAGTGGATTCTGTCGTGGTAAAGATTACCGTCAACGGATTGCCGATCGACCCGTCAAGTTCTCAAAACCCCAACGCGAGAGCGGCTACGCTTCCCCCATGGTCAAGGCTACATCTTGAGCGAAACCCAACTGAAGAATTCTTTGCCGACTGGAAACGTTACATCCCTTCGCAGGGTTGTATGTGTGCTTCGAACTTCGCCGAAATCGAAGAGGAACTTCCGCCTGACTTCACGAGCCCCGAAGCGTTCTTTGCCCGTGGGATTGAGTGGCATAATCGAGTTAATCGAAAACTCGGCTACCAAGAAATAACGCTCAATCAAGCGTTGATGCTATGGCGTCACCACAGGCCGAAAACAGGCCGTACACGTTGCGTAGTCACCGTTGCGACTGGCAAGGCGTTTCGGGACTTGCTTGACTTCACTCGGCCTTATCTGCGATCCTACGCGATGCGAAACGATGCTGATTACATCGAGCTGACGAACCAAACCGAACTATGGTGGGGCTTTGAGAAATTCAGAACGTTGTTTTTTTCTGAACAGTACGAAGAGACTTTGTTTGTCGATGCAGACTGTGTGATTCGACCTGATGCGCCGAGCTTGTTCGGTACCGATGCAGAGATCATGATTCATGACGACTGGAAGTATTTGGCAGAAACATCGTGGCTCAAGTCGCAAAGGGAGATCGTAGGCAAGGGCCTCGCAGTTGAGTTTGAACAACGTGATACCTGCCTGAACTCAGGCGTGGTTTACTGCAAGCGGTCGCACGCTGGCGTATGGTCACAGCCTCCGCGAACGATGAACACGAACCACACTTCCGAGCAGCTCTACGTTGAGCAGTCAGCGTTCAGGCTTGGCTATCAGGAACTCGATTCGCGGATGAACTGGCAATTCTATTTTCCGGGCTTCTGGCAAGGCGTGAAAGATGCGTACCTTGTGCACTTCGCGACGAGCAACGAGAAGCTCAATCACGCGAAGCGAACCGTTCAGATTTGGCGTGATGGCGGTTTGCTCTAAAACAGAGTGAGCATGATTTCGGTACCATTTCGGAACGGGAGAAAACGAAATGGATCTTTTGTTTTTAAGTGCTGAAATCGTCACGAGATTACAAGCGGGGGCCGCAGGGTCGCTTGTCTCGATTCTTACGTCTGAACCTGACCCATCCGCGAGCGTTGGCAAGCGGTTGTTTTGTGGTTGGGTCGCGGCGGTATTTTGTGCACCTTTGGCGATTTCTCTTGCCGAAGCATTCTTGCTTTCGGATAAAGTACTATCACGCATCAATCGCGCCGATGCTGAGATGGTTTCCGCTTTTGTCGTTGGCCTCGTTGGCTGGCGAGCGATCAAGTTTATTCACAAGCGCGCGGCAAAATTCGTCAAAGAAAATGAATGAGCAACTGTTTCAAGTCTTACAGCTAGTCGGTCGCGTTTGCATGGTTTGGCTTTGCTATTACGCGGTCATAAAGTTCTCAGCATGTTCTCAACAATGTTGCCGTTGGCGGTACCAAGCTCAAAGCACGCTCGGTTGGATATCCGGTGCGGTAGCTTGCGTCGGCTTGTTCTACCCGGTAATTTGCGGTGCGGCGGCAATTGTTTTGGTACTCGCACTTTGGATGACGGATTTGAATTATGGCAAGAATACGGGCAGGTTTACCGCGAAGGCATCGTCGGGTCGCGATGCAGGAAGTCAAGTCAGTAGCTGAACTTGGACTGAGCGAAGAGGAAGCGATCAAGGAACTTGAGGCGCGGATGATATCCCGCTTCGATCCGGCTTCGATCCTTCTAAGCATTTTGATTTCCTGGGCCGTTAAGCAGTTGATTGCTTGGCTTGCGGGAAAGTTAAAAGATAAAATCTACGGGGACGAAGGCAACGATCAGTTCGATTCCGTCCCGTCTGGCGAGTGATTGGAATCACGCGCAGGAAAACGCAATGCTACTTTTTTTCACAGGGGGCATTTATGCCGAGTCCATCAAGTCCGAGACGTAGACCGACGCGCGGTGACGATCCGGTAACTCCACCAGAGCCAAGCAAGCCGAAGAAACCGCGAAGACGTCGCAAGCCTCAAGCGGTATCTACAGGCTTTGAAGTCGATTGGTACTGGGTCGCGATTGCCGTTCTATCGCTCTTTACGATCCTTCCCTACGTCGCGCCGTTTTTCAAGGACGGAAACACGAAACACAATGAAATCGTTGATAACTTCGATTCCTTGAGTGGAAACGTTTCCACTTGGTTCGAGACTGTAGCCTCCGACGATCCGAAGCAAGACGTTCCAAAATACGTCGAAGCATTGAGGGCAACGGCTAGCGCAGAAATTAGCAACGTTGCAAATATTGATGAGAAACTCAAAACTGAAGTTGAGTCCCGATTGGGGCGCGTTGGGTGGCTAAATTGGGGCTTGTTCAACGTCGAGCTACTCAAAGAGGTTCGAAGGCTTCGCGATGCCGGCAAGCTTTCGACCGTCAAACAACATCAAGCATTCTTGAACGCGGTCGCAGACTCACTGCAAAAGGTAGGTGCATAATGCCAATTTGGGATCGGTATTTAGATGGTTCGCTCGACGCGGCAAGGCACGATAGAGCGCACCAGAAACTATTCGCGGCTCAGTCAATCGCTCCAGTCTATGGGGCAGCGGCTCCGAACGTTATGGATCGAGAACCGGCGAAGGATATCTTCCTAGGTCGGTATGCCCTGATGGGGATGCAATCGCTTTACGGCAGTAAGTTCAAATGGTTCCCGCAGTACCAGGAGGAAGGTACTTGCGTTGGGCAATCGCACGCGGCAATCGCAACGATCGTGCTAGGCGTAAGCTCGTTACTTTCCGGCTTGCGTTTTCCTGGTCGCGTTGCGGTCGCTCCCATTTATGCCGGGTCGCGCGTCGATATCGGCAAGAATCCCGGAACGTGGCAAGGCTCAACTGGATCATGGGCGGCTCAGTGGCTGACCAAGTACGGCTGCGTGACGTACCGCGAGCTAGGTCACAACGACAATCCAGAAACTGAGAAGGATTGGCTTGCTACCATGCGCGCCGATGAACAGCAGGGAATGAAGTGGACGAACTCCCGCGAGGGCGTACCAAAGACTTCTGAGGACGTCGCAAGGCTTCGACCGATCCAGCAAGCTCCCCTCGTCCAAACTGTCGAAGAGGTACGCGCGGCTATCACGAACCTAACTCCGATCAACCTTTGCGGCATGGTGCACCCTTCGAAGCAGCTTGACTCACAGGGAACATCAAAGCAACTGACGCGCGGCGGCGGTCATTCAACGGCGATCATCGGTCAGTATTTTGATGGCTCGCGTTGGTGGTACGATCACTTACAAAGCTGGTGGTACTACTACCAGGGCGGCTACGCGCGAACTGGAAACAAACTCGACGCGCAGTTCAAGGGAAGCGTGACGCGGATACCCGAAGAATGGCTTCGTCAATGGCTTGCAGAACGCGATTCCTACGCGATGGTAGGCGTGCAAGGCTTGGAACCCATTGACGCGGAATACTCGCGTCTGATGGCCTGATTTGGAGATTCTGCGCGGCCTGGGCTTTACCAAGTCGCGGCGGTGGCGTTAGATTACTTGCAACGAGGTTTGGAAAGCCTCGGACCGTAGCAGGGAAACGTCAGATTGAGGCATAAAAAAAGCCCCGCAAGTTTTAAGGCTTGCAGGGCTCGTTCTCAGTGTGCGGACGTTGAACTGCCTAGATTTTAGTGAGCAAACGAAATGAAATCAAGGCGTAATGACAGATCGGGAAGTCACTGGGGCGCAAGCCTTGCTAGTGAGTTCAGCGTGGTGTGCGGCTTGGTAACACTTCGCAAGCAGCAACTACGGATCATTCCGTAGGCGGGTAGTGGTTCGACCACGACAAGGGCAGGCTTCGCAAACCTGTATCAGTTGGGCGGTAGGGAATAAAATCAAATCCGAGCACTGTGTCAGCTCACAACTCGGTCCTTGGCCCCGTTTACTACCGTAAGACTGAGCCCCCCTGGTTTTTCAGGGTGCCACTAACTAGGGTTCTTTGCTGATCTTGGCTGCCGGGTGGGGGCCAAGGGATAAAGCTGCGGTGCGCGCGGCGCAGAAAAAAGCAACGTTGCAAATCTCTAGAGCAACGAAAACACTTTTCGAAGTCAGTTCGGTGGCGTTAATTGATTGCGTGGAATTGCGTCAAATTACGTCAACGATTCGAAGGGTAGGAAAGTGGCATCGATAGAAAAGGTTTGCGTCATCCGTGGTGATACGTATATGGCTAGGCGGATTATCGGGTGGCTTCGTTTCAACTGGGACGCTGAGGCAAAGACTTGGTACCGCAGCGTGATGGTCGATAAGAACGGCGTCGGGGACTTCTCATATGAAAACTCAAAGGGCGTCAAGGAAGTGTTGCTGACCGCCGAACGATTGCATGGGATGCTTGTCAACGAGTCACCAAGGGAAATAAAGGTTTCCGTCAGTTTCGAGTAGCCTTCAAGTGGAAACGTTTCCACCCTTTGACGGCAACGCGCAGAAAAAAGCAACGTTGCAAATATTCGCAATCTTCTGCTGATTGCTTTCTTTCGGTCAAATGGTGGCGTTATTGGCTTGGATCATCTACCAGTCGCGGAGCTACCAAGCAACGGTTGCCTAAGGGCTCGCGACGCATCAAGGGGAAGCAATGAACTACGAAGAGTTCATCGACCATAAGTCACAAATGGGAGGGGATCACGGATTCGATCCAGGGGAGCTACCAGGTTATTTGTACGACTTTCAAGCGTATCTCGTGGACTGGGCACTGCGAAAAGGCAAGGCGGCAATCTTTGCTGATTGCGGGCTCGGCAAGACGGCTATGCAACTGACTTGGGCTCAGAAGGTTGTTGAGCATACGAACAAGCGGGTGCTTATCGTTACGCCGTTGGCAGTCGCACAGCAAACGCAACGCGAAGCGGAGAAGTTCGGCATCGAAGCGAAGCGTAGCAAGGCGGGCGAGTTGGAATCAAAGATCGTAGTGACCAACTACGACCGCCTGCACAATTTCAACTCGGAAGACTTCGCGGGATTTGTCTGCGATGAGTCAAGCATTCTCAAGTCGGTTGACGGTGAGACGCGGAAACAAATCACGCGGTTTACGCTCAAGATGCCTTACCGCTTGCTATGCACAGCGACGGCCGCACCGAACGATTACGTTGAGCTGGGAACATCCAGCGAGGCGTTAGGCGAACTATCGAACAGCGATATGCTCCGCCGGTTCTTTCGGCAACTTGATGACAAGGGGCAAAAGAAAGAAACCAAGCAGCAATTGGAAGCGGAAAGGCTGATTCAGCAAGACTCGAACTACTACGGCAAGCTTGCGTTTCGGGTGGCTCAAACAATCGGCCAATGGAGGCTGAAAAACCATGCCGTTCAGCATTTCTGGCGGTGGGTTGCTTCATGGGCTCGGGCTTGCCGATTGCCTTCGGACTTGGGCTTCGATGACCGAAAATTCGTCCTGCCTGAGTTGATCGAACGGGATCACGTGATAGCCCCTGATTCACCGCCGGAAGGCTACCTTCTCAACGTTCCAGCCGTCGGGCTTGGGGCAGAACGCAAGGAGCGAATGCGAACGCTGGAGCAGCGTTGCGAGTACGTTGCAAACCTAGTGAATCATGATCGACCGGCAGTGATTTGGTGCCAAGCAAACCCGGAAGGGGACATGCTTGAGAAGATCATTCCCGGCGCGGTGCAAGTCGCAGGGCGAACACGTGACGAAAGGAAGATCGAGATTTACGAGGACTTCGAAAGCGGCAAGCTGCGAGTACTTGTTATCAAGCCGAAGATTGGAGCTTGGGGCCTGAACTGGCAGCATTGCAATCACGTTGTGACCTTTGCTAGTCACTCATACGAGCAGTACTACCAGAGCGTGAGGCGTTGCTATCGCTTCGGTCAAAAGCGGCCGGTGACGCTAGACGTTGTTGCAACGGAAGGCGAAGAACTAGTACTCGCAAACATGCGACGAAAGGCAGACCAAGCCGCGAAAATGTTTGAGGTTTTGGTAGCGGAAATGAACTCCGCTTTGAAGATTGAACGAGAAAACATCTACACAAAGAAAGTTGAAGTACCAACATGGCTATAAGCGATCAAGTTATCAATGACCGATACGCAATCTACAACGGGGACTGCGTGGAGATCATGCGAACGTTACCGGATGAGTGCATCGGGCTCAGCGTCTATTCTCCGCCGTTTGCAGGGCTTTACACGTACTCCAGCGACGCGCGGGACATGTCGAACGCAATCGATAAGGATGAGTTTTTTGAGCACTACGGATATTGCATTGACGAGGTAGCAAGGCTTACTAAGCCGGGCCGAATCTCAGCGGTTCACTGCATGGATATCCCTTTGAGCAATGCGGGCTGCGATGCCATGTTCGATTTGCCCGGTGAGATCATCCGGCAACACTTGGCGCGCGGCTTTGAGTACGGCGGGCGTCGTGTGATTTGGAAAGAACCTTTGATGGTTCGCAATCGAACGATGATGAAGAGCTTGCACCACAAAACGTTTTGCGAGGACACAACGCGGTGCTCGGTGGCGAACGCTGATTACCTTTTGATGTTCCGTCGCAAGGGTGAAAACAAGATACCTGTTGAGCAAGAAAACGGAATGCTGGAGTACGCTGGTGAGTCTCAACCGCCGGAAGAGTTTCGACACCTTCGCGGCATGGTCGGCGATCAGAAAAAGAACTCGTTCTCGCAGTGGATTTGGCGAAACTACGCTTCGTCAGTTTGGATGGATATCCGAATCGATCGAGTACTCAACGTCGAAGAGTCGCGGGACTTAGAAGACGAGAAGCACGTGCACCCCTTGCAGCTCGATGTTATCGAACGCGCGGTGGCTATGTGGTCGAATCCTGGTGAGACGGTCTTAACCCCCTTCATGGGCGTGGGATCTGAGGTCTACGGCGCGGTATCCTTAGGCCGTCGCGGTATCGGCTGCGAACTCAAACCGAGCTACTTCCGACAAGCTGCGAAGAACCTCGAACGGATCGGGATCGAGGCCGAAAAGCCGAAGCAGACCGCCGAGCTAAACTTGGTTTGGGAGTGACGCGCTGGAAACGTTTCCAAAGTGCTCCTATTTCAAAGCAATGAAAACACAGGGAAAGCGTGAAAACGGGATCGAAAACCGCGACGCGGGAAGAAATTCCGGAAAAATCTTTCCCAATGTTTTCATTGAGAAATAGGTAGATTTGGCGTGAAATAGGATACCATTTGAAAGTTTACCTATTTCCTTCCGCGAAATGTACCGATATTATATCTACATCACTGGCAACGACGCCAGCAAGACACTGACCTATGAAAGTGATGAATGATGGCAAGTAAAAAGAATTCCTGTCCTTATCAAGTTGTTGACACGTTCAATCAGACGATACTCAGTCAACATCGCACTTTAAGTGCAGCGGTTAAAGCGGAGCTACGTTTTCGCCGAGCATGCCGCAAGGCTAATAACGGATCATGCGTGCCTACTAGTGTTGAGCTTTACGGTAAGGAACTAGAGGGCGATGAGTTGGATTGCTACCTGTCGATGCTGGCAGATTAACGTGCCGGAAGGTCGAAACGCCGCGAGGCGTCTGGGTTTGAGTTTCACAAGTTTTTGAAAGGGTATGGAAATGAAGTTCGACAACGAGTTCCTGGTGATTTGTGGCAAAGAGTTCGCACGACACGGAAACAAGATCAGAGGCCCTTTTCGGGTGATTGCAAAGCTTGCCAAGAATGGCTGGTCAGATCGGTCAAAGATCGTTGCGCACGTTACCAGCGATCGTGACGTATGGCATGAGGTCGAGTTCCGAACTATCCGCGAAGCAAAGGCAGCGTTCGCCAAGCTGCGAGAGAAGAAAGGCAGCATGACAGTTGCCGAATACGTTCGCCGATGCGGTGGCAAGTTGGCATCATTGGTTTAGGTCAAGAGCGTTTCCAGTTTCAATTCCTTCCTTTTTTCAACGAGGTTTTTCGATGGTCCCAGGTAAGATCACACTGACACAGCCGGTCAAATGGCAGGAGCTATTTGCATCGGCGGCAAGCATGGAAGGTATGACGTTTTCGGAATGGGCCGGTGAAGCGATGCTCGAACGAGCTGCGAAAACCAAGGGCGTGACGGTCGATGAGTTGAAATCCAGCTTGCCCAAGCGACTGCGACGCGGTGAACGCGCTTCGTCCAAGTAAAAATCTTTTTGAATTGTGCGCCTAGGTTTGGGGATTCCTGAGCCTAGGTATATGTAGCCGGGAAGAACCCGGATGTTTTGACAACCTCTCTATGACGGAGAATTGATGATGGCTATTTCTTTTCAGTACGTTGATTTGGCGCTTCCGAGCGAAACGCAGGAAGCTGTCTTGCTGGTTGAAGTCGGCGAGTTCAACGGCGTCCCAATGGTCGGCGTCTATGACAGTCCATCATACGCTCGAAGCAAAGATTTAGTGCGAGCGATTTGCATTGTGAGCAAGGATGCACTGACCGAGAAGCAATACGAGATTGCGACTCAGAACGCTGAATTGTTGAGCCGGGTTTCGTAGGTCAAGTAACGCCGACTTCCGGTCGGCTGGAGTCAATCATGGCCCTAGTAATCAAGCGCAGGCAGAGCGAAGCATTTTGGATCGGCGGGGTAAAAGTCCAGATTGTTTCCGTTGGGCCTGCAAAAGTGAAGATAGAAATCGATGCTCCTTTGGAGGTCGATATAGCGCGGGATGAACTGTTGACGGATGCTCAACGTTCGTTTCGCTGGAATTGTTTTCGAAGCTTTGCGAAACGGTTTCGTAGGGCGTTAAATGTTGGCAAGGAAGAATCGAGTTAGGTGCGGCGATGAGTTTGATTTTGAAGCGTGGGGTAGGGCAATCAATTACAATCGGACCGGCGACGGTGATCGTTCGATCGATCGGTCCGTCGAAGGTGAAGCTTGAAATCCAAGCTCCGAAGGATGTTGCAGTTGCTCGTGGTGAGCTTACTTTTGATGAAAAGAAACTGAGGCCGCGATGATCGAGGTAGTATACGCTTTGGGCTGCGGAGTGGTGATTTTTGCAGTTCTGGTCGCGTTCGATCAGATCATGGAAAAAATCGACTTCTGAATAAAAACAACGTTACTTTTTTTGAGTGGTGGCGTTGATAGGGTGGAAACGTTTCCACTTTTTTTGATCCTATGAAAGGACTTGATGATGCAAATTGCAAAGGCATTCCGGGCAGGTGTCCCATTGGTTTCGGTGACCACAGGCGATCCAGCGGCAACGATTCGATCCATCAGCGAGCAGCTCGCGGGCTTTGAGGATTCGGTGGGCTTGATTTGCTGGGACGTAATTCAAGGGGCTAAGGCTGCAAAGACCGATATCAAGGCGGTTGAAGCGTTGGCAGGTCTTCCACAGCAAGACTATTCGGGGTCAATGGTCAACTTTTTGGCTGACCTGAAAGAGCTTACGCGCCGTCAGGTGGTTGTGATTTGCAACGCTCATTTATTCATGGATGACCCTCGCGCGGTTCAGGCTGTGTGGAATCTCCGCGATGATTTCAAGGCCACGAAGAAAGTACTTGTGCTCCTCGGAGTCGCGGTACTTCCGCCAGAACTGATCCACGACGTAGTTCAGTTCGACGACCCCCTGCCGGGCTCGGATGAGCTTCGTGGAATCGTGAGCAATGTTTGCGAGTGGGGGAAGCATACGCCAACGGAAGAGGTACTTGAAAGCGGTGCGAATGCGGCAATCGGCGTGACTGCCTTTTGTGCGGAGAACCTTGCTTGCTTGGCATTGGATAAGACCGGGTTGGACGTTGACCAGTTGTGGGAATCGAAGCGGCGGAAGATCGATCAGACTCCCGGACTGAGAGTGGTAACAACGAAGGCAGGCTTCGATTCGATCGGCGGTTGTGAGAGCTTCAAAACATTTATGCGGGCCGTCCTCAAAGGCAAGGCGAAACCGAAGGCGGTTGTATTCGTCGATGAGATCGAGAAGTGCTTAGGGGCGGCTGGATCCGATACTAGCGGGGTATCGCAGGATCAGCTAGGGCAGTTGCTCAGTTGGATGCAAGATAACCGGGCTACGGGCATGATCCTCGTCGGCCCTCCGGGTGCGGCGAAATCAGCGGTTGCGAAGTCTACAGGTACCGAAGGCGGAATTCCTACGATCCAGCTCGACTTAGGGGGCACCAAGGGATCATTGGTCGGACAGTCAGAGGCACAGGTACGGGAGGCCTTGAAGGTAATCAAGGCGATCAGCGGCGGGGATACCCTTTGGATAGCAACCTGCAACAGCTTGACCGAACTACCGCCGGAATTGAAGCGACGGTTTAAGCTCGGTACTTGGTTCTTCGACCTACCGGACAGGGCAGAACGGCAAGCTATTTGGAGTCTATACGCTGCGAAGTTCGGGCATGATGACCAAGGGGCAATCAGCAAGCTACTCGATAACGAATGGACAGGGGCCGAGATCGAATCCTGCTGCGAGATTGCAGATTCTCTTTCGATCAGTCTCGAGCAAGCCGCGTCCTACATCGTACCGGTAAGCAAGCAAGCACCGGAAGCAATCGCCAAGCTGCGAGCAGGTGCCGAAGGTCGCTTCCTTTCTGCGAGCGTTCCAGGGCCTTACACGCGACGCAAGGAATCCGCAGGTCGAGAGCTGGAATAGGTTTTCTTTCCGGGATTGGTGGCGTTATACAGTTGGGCAATATTTGCAACGTTACTTTTTTCTGACAGGTGGAAACGATGACGGATTTAGGACAGCAGTTGTTCGAGGAGATGAGCGGCTGCAAATTGGAAATTACCAGCTTTTCAAGTCGCAAGAAATTCACCGACGGACAGCGGCATAGCATGGCGTCGTTCTTCGATTCGGACGCAAAGAGCGTAAGCGGCGGGCGTGAGATCCTCAACAAGAAACTACCAGAGGTCAAAGCCGTCTATGCGATCATTCGACAAGCTCGTGCGATTTGGCAGGGCTATACCGTCAAGTACGAAGACGGGATGCGGCTTATCAAGATCGATCGGATTGAGTGGATGAACCAGCAAGTCGCTACGCTGCAAGCCGACTTGCAAAAGGCGAAAGAGGCGTTGTACGAAGCATGGGAAGCGGTCAAAGAGGATGCCGAGAATCGCCTAGCTCGATTGTATGTTCCGTCGGACTACAATTTTGACGTGCGGCAAGCAATTTGGCTGACGATCAGCTACCCTTCGGTGCAACCTGACCCGAAGTTGGCGAAGCTTGGTAAAGAGCTTTTCGACCGGGAAATGCAAAAGTTCGCGATCAAGTTTGATGAGGCGGCGCAGGCCGCAGAGCAAGCGTTACGCGAAGAGTTCGCCGGTATGATTGCGGCGGTCGCAGAACGTCTTGAGTCCGGGGAGTCTGAGGACGGGAAGAAACGAGTTCTCCAGCAACGAGCGGTAGATAATATCGTCGAGTTCGCAAACCGTTTCCGAGCTATCTCAGTCGGAGACAATGCCGAGCTAGATGCCCTGGTGCATCAGGCAGAGCAGCTTGCCGTGGGGCTCGATGCGAAGGCCATGAAGAAAGACGACGAGCAACGCGCTAACATGCGTGAAGCGTTCTCCAAGCTTCAATCGGCGGTATCCGCCCACGTTGTCAAACAAGCGGAACGCTCGATCGAATTTGAATAAAAGTAACCTTCCGTTTTTTGATTGGTGGCGTTAACAAGGTGGAAACGTTTCCACTTTTCGAGAGTCAAAACGAGGTGCAAAGTGAGTCATATTGCGACGGTTGAAATCGAGTTTCGTGACATGGATTGCCTAGCGAAAGCTTGCGAGCGTTGCGGCGTGGAGCTTCGCAAAGAGCAGAAAACGTTTCGCTGGTATATGGGTCAAGTCGATCCATGCGATGCGGCGATTGTGCATCCGAATCCTACAGCGTACGAGATCGGCGTGCACAAGACGGAAACCGGGCTTCGGTTGAGCTTCGACCCGTTCGCGCGTGGATACGGGATGCAAGACGCGGTAGCCTTCGCTGAGGACATGCGAGGCCTCGGAAGGCTGCAACAGGCGTACGGTGTTGAGGTCGCACGCAAGCAAGCCAAGCGGCAAGGCTTTGCGGTCAAGGAAACGTTGCAGGCTAACGGACGAATCAAACTAACTCTTTCGAGGTAATGCGATGGAATCAATTGACGTAGTGATCGATAAGGAAGGCAAGGTCAAGGTAGAGGTCAACGGGTGCTCGGGGGCAAGCTGCAAGACGCTGACCGAAGGCATTGAGAAAGCCCTGGGAACGGTCACCAGCGATGACCTCAAGCAAGACTACTACAAGCAGGCGCAGGGCCAACAGGTCAAGCGATGATCGAAGATGGAAGTTTCTACAGGGTGATCCTCAAGCGGCATCGAACGAATACTGTGATCGGCTTCATCGTCGCAATCGATGAGGGAATGAAATTCAGTCAGTTGGCTCCGGTCATTGCCAAGCATTTTCCAGGCTTTGGGATACAGGTAACACGGATCAGCTTGAGGGAATTTGAATTGCTCTTGCAAGAGTCCAGGGCCTCAAGGCTGGTTGACTTCGACCGTGTAATGCCGAACGCAGAGCATGAGAAGTTGCTCGGCATTCACGGCGAATTGTTCGACATTGACTTTCAGAGTTAGGAACGGTGGCGTTATGTGGGTGGCGGAAAGAAAGCCCGGTGAGGCGATCAGTATCGAGGCGTTTGACGCTGAGGGCAAGCCGGTAGAGATCAAGGTGTCAGTAGGTCGATCAACGTCGAAGGGCGTGAGGATCGGCATCGAGGCACCAAAGAGTATCAATTTACGAAGGGTGAGGCCAACGAATGGCGCAGGAAATAACGTTGTTGATCGGCACAAAGATAGAGTCGATTTACAGTGATGATGCAAGCGAAGTACTAGAAGCGGCTGGAAACGTTTCCATTGCTCGCGCTTCGCATGTTGAGCCCGGTGAATCGGGCGTTGATTGGTTCGCAGATTTGAGCCCGGTCGGTGGGCCTAAACTGGGGCCGTTCGGTAAGCGATCATTGGCGATCGATGCCGAGATTCTTTGGCTGCAAGAAAATAGGGGGCTGTAATGGGCTTCATCAACGGTCAAGTACATATCGGCGAGCACATCGACAGCTACCACAGGCGGGAAGAAATCTCGGCTTCGATGGTCAAAGACTTGCTATCAAGCCCTGAGGAATTCCACTGGAATCACATCCTCAAGCGACGCAAAGAATCTACGGCTGCAATGGACTTCGGAACGGCGGTTCACGAGGATCAGTTATTGGCCGTATGGGATCAGTCGTACAAGGTAATCCCGAAGCAAGTACTTTCGAGCAACGGTGCACGACGCGGGTCGGCATGGCTTGCGTACCAGCGGGAAAACGAGGGCTCGATATTGCTCAAGGAAGATCAGATATCGAACCTCAAGTACATTCGGGAAGCGATCCAGAATAACCCGGTGGCGGTTCAGTTGCTTTCCAGGCGGTCAGAGTCTTTGACGGAAATATCGATCACGGCTGAGGCACCCTTGCAAGATGGGAGCTACCAGAAGGTGCGGGGGCGAATTGACATGCTGACCCCTGATTCGATTATTGACTTCAAAACCATTGCCGATATGAGTGAGCGGACTTGCAACTACAGGCCGTACGATCACAAGTGGGACGTCCAGGCCGTAATGTACCAACTGCTCGTTCAGTCGGTTCGCGGTGGCGAGCTTCCTCCGGTATACTTCATCGTTGTAGAGACGTCAGCGCCGTTTCGGTGTGAAGTGTTCAGGCCGACGGAATCGACGCTGGCGGGCGCGGCGTTGGTGCTTCAAGATGCGATCGAAGAGATCATCGAACGCACGAAGAGCGGCAACTGGCACCGCGATGGATGGCCGGAACCTTTCACTTTTTAGGAGTGGTATCGTGATTAGTTTTGAGAAGAAATTGCGTGAGGAAGTCGAAATCGCCTTGGATGATATCAAGGCATCAACCTCGAAGCGTCCGATGGCAGCGGGCTCGAAGTTCTTCGATATCGTTTTGCGAGTGGTCAAGCAGATCGGCGCGGAGCAACTCAAGGACTTAGACCGGGCAACGGTGCTTGAGATCGTAGGCAAGATTTACGATGAGTACATTGCCAAGATTGATTTACCCGGTGAGTATGACGCGGTGTTCCATGCCTTGATTAAGCAGGCATCTTTGGCAGCGGTAGCGATTGCGTTTGATAAATTCTTGGCGAAATAGTTTCGCTGAGTTGGTCGGTGGCGTTAGTAGTGCGGATAGTTAGTTTTGTGTTTAGTACCCTTCACGGAGGTTAGTATGAAGCGTTGGAGTTTTGGTTCGGTTTCCTTGGTTTTCATTGCTCTTTGCATGTTTGCAGGTGGAAACGTTTCCACTTTCGGACAGGATTGCTTGACGGGTCAATGCGTCAAGAGTCCCTCGGATCGAGTGCTTGCCAAGGTTGCTGAGGTTGTAGTCGCGGCGGTCGAAGTGCCGGTACGAGTCGTTGAGCATGTTGTCTGTGAGTCTCAACCGGTTCGGTCATTGGTGGCTTGCAATGGTCTTGCACAGTGGAAAGCAGAGCGACAAGCTGCGAGCGGTCGCATGTATCACGTAGGCGGCGGCTTCGGTGGTGGCAACTATGAGGGCGTCGGGTTCTCGACCAGTTCGCCGGATGCAGCTATCAGAGCTTGTTGCTACTGGGGACGCAGGCCAGTAATGGAGATCGGCGTCGCGCGTGGTCGCAATGGTTGGTACGCGACAGTGATTTACCGCTAGTACGTTTTGTGAGTAGCCAAGTGCGATGGCTTGGGTGAAAAACCTGGATCAGTGACCAGGAGGCACAAATGGGCCGGTAGCTTAAATCCTAGGTGAGAGTCTTGGTCCCTACGGGGGATCATGGGGTGCAGGTTCGAGTCCTGCCCGGCCCGTTGGATGATGACGAAAACGGTTTCGTGATGATGGCAAGCTAATTGGAGGTGGATAATGCGAGACAATGAGCGAATGTTGAAGTGGTTCGAGTGCGAACACTTGCCAGATGACCTAAAGATCGTGGCGTTGCAGTTTAAGGCGTTGGCTGAGTTGACGTGTGAGTTGTGCTATCCAGGGCCGGAAAGAACTGTTGCACTTCGCAAACTGCTTGAATCGAAGGATGCAGCAGTTCGGGCAGCTTTGAATCAGGGCGGCTAGGTCGAGGACAGCCGGAGAGACGGCGAGGATCGGAGCTTAATCAGTGGGGGCATTGATGAGGCAAGCAGGTAGCCATTCCTGCCCGGTTCTTTTGAGCTTGCGAGACTTCCTTGCAAGTCGGTTTTAGTTTTGTGAAAGGTTCGAAGAATGATTCGTCTTTTGTCGGTCGCGTTGGTTTTGATTGGATCACTTGCAAACGCTCAAACCCCGTTTCCTGCCCGGATTGTCGAGGCCGGTCAGACGGTGGTTGTACCGAAGGGTGACTACGTGCTAAGCAAGCAAGTTGTCATCAGGGCAGGTGGTAGGCTGGTGCTTGAGGCTGGTTGTAATGTTTCGGTATCCGGGCTCGGATTGCCCGTTCAAGTTTACGGAGAGTTTGAGGCGAACGGAACGGCAGCGGAACCGGTAACGTTTGGTCCTGATGCTTCGGGCGTTTGCGGTACTATGCAGACGTACGGTAGCCGGTTGGTTCGCTCGTCAGTTCAGGCAACTTACCTCGAATGGACTACGACATTGAACGGCAATTGCTTGTTTCTTTCGTCGTGTGACTATTCGCTTGCAAGCTGCAAGATCACCAACAGATCAAGTGCGGCTAAGCGGGCTTGCGTCGCGTCGGTGGCCGACTCGGTTGGAGTGATTTCTGATTGTATGCTCGATGGATCAGGCGATACGTTAACAACGCCATGCGCTGCGGTGGTTGTCGGGAACGGAGTAGGGCAGAGTGATAAGGTGCAGTTGGTTGATACGCTCATCATCAACGCAAGCGATCCGGTAAGCATTCGGAAGAACTTCGCACTGGTGTCAGGCGTTATTGAGTAACCGCGAAAGCGGCGAGGGTCGGCGGAGTGGCGGGAACCACTACACCTGAACAGGTGGCACGAAAGCGTTCTTTGCACGCATGCAAAAGCAATCGCACATCAACGCAGGTTCGAATCCTGCCCGATCCTTTTTGTTGGAATACCTAAAGGGAGATCCGCGAGGTAGCCCCGGTGCGACAGACAGATCCTTCGGGATGGTTGCATCGGAACAGCGGAGAGGATCGGCGGCGTGGCGGTAACCACGATTTGAGACAAGCGGTATCAGCCAGAGAAGCGGAAACGTAGAGACTCGGCAGAGAATCAGGGGTAAACGAGTGCATCCTGGAGGCCGCAAGCAGGTGAAAATCCTGCCCGATCCTTTTCTAAAAATAGTAACGTTGCTTTTTTCTGTGATGCTATGGCTCGACCTGCTTTAAGTCCAGTTGTGATGCGTGACTGCAAAGAGTGCAGTACGCCATTTAGGTACTACCGCGACGGCATGGCGCGTTGCCATGATTGCAGAAGGAAGCCTAGGACGAAGTCAGAAAAGCCGAAGCGGAAACGCAACCCGAAAATAGAAACGATCGATACGGCAGCTCCTTATCGTTGCGGCGGATGCGGATACCTGATTGAGCTTGCAGATTGCCAGATATGCAAGGCGATCCGGTATACAGAATCAGAGTGCAGAAAATAGCAACGTTACTTTTTTCTGAGGTTGCAAGATGCAGACGATTCGAGCGCGTGAGACTTGCGGTAAGTGCGGTTCAACTCGCAAGTTCGCTGGAGGCACTTGCAACACTTGCGCGAAGAGGGCATCAAGGCAGCGTGACCCGTACCGTAGATGCAGACCTCATCGATGCCGGAATTGTGGCCGGAAGATAGCAACTCAGGGTTGCTTGGCATGTTTGAACGAAGTACCTAAAGGGATCAAGTAAATGGGCATTCGAGGGTTCGGGAAGTGTCGCAAGTGCAATACGCTACAACCGCACGAGAAGATTGAGAATCGAGTCTGCAAGGATTGCCGCGCTGGATCGTCAACGCGAACTTGCGCCTCATGTAAGCGGCCTTACGAAACGAAATCAGGTACAGGCGTTGTCTGCCCATCTTGTGAGCGATCGAAGCAGACGATGAGCGGATACGTTCATGCAAAGGTGCATCGATGCGAGGCAGGCCACAGGATCACTACGCGGGAGTGCGTCCAGTGCAATACGGAGAAATGGATTGCACAAGAAAAGTCACTGAAATAGTTTCGAGCCGCAATTCGGCGGCGTTGTATTGATGGCGATTCTATTGAGAAAGGAACAATGCCATGATTGAGAGTTCGAGTGAATTAGGTGAGTTAGCGATTGCGTTGGCTGGGTTTCATGCCGAGTGCCCGAAGGTGCTCAAGGAATCTTTCAACAGTCACCACAACCAAAAGTACGCTGACCTGGGAGATATCCTCGGCGTGATTAACCCAGTGCTAGCGAAGCATGGTTTAAGCGTGGTTCAGTTTCCGATTGAGCCGGTAACATTGGTGACGATGTTGGTGCACAAGTCTGGGCAGTACGTGCGATCATCGAGTCAGATTCGGGCGATGGAAACGATCATCAAGCGCGGGACTGGTGGAGCACCGGATACGATTGGGATCACCCCGCAATCGTACGGATCAGCGTTGACTTACCAGAGACGCTATACGCTAGCTGCGATGCTCAGCTTGTGCATTGATGAGGATGACGACGCGGAACGCGCAGAGCGTGCGGCAAGACGCAACAATGCGTTCACTGCACCAAGCAATCCGGTACCGAACAACGCTTTTGATGCTAAGCCTAAGGCTGAGGCGAAACCAGAAGTGAAACAGGAATCAGAAGCAAAGCCCCTTGAGAAGCTTTCTGAGGCGAAGATTGCCGAGATTGAAGACAAGCTCAAGACGGCATCGGATGAAGTGTTGCCGAAGATGGAACAGGCTTTGAGTCAGTACGGCATCTCGCAACAGATCGATAAGGAAACCTGGGGGACGCTCGCTGGGTACATGCTGCTTCGATGGATCGAAGTTGCACCCCCTGCTCAACTTGGCATCCCTACGAATCGGATCGTCGGCTATAAGAGCAAGGGATTGCTGACTGAAGAGCAACACAAGTACTTAACCGACAAGCTCCAAGAGCGTATCGAGTCGATGAAAGGCTAGGCAATGGGACTTAGTGACCGAAGAAATCACGAAGCGCACGTTCTGACTGACTACGAGATTCTCGTGGACTTTACAGGGCGTGCGTTGACCGCGTTAATAGCAAACGATCCCGAGGCAGAGCTGACCTTTCAAGAGGTCGCTTCCCAAGCGGTCGAGCATGCACAAGTAACCCTCAGAGAGTTGAAGAGACGGAAGAATGACTGGAAAAAAACGAACGGTGGCGACAAGCCTGTTAATACTGGATCAGAGGCTTCAATGCAGAGAGTCAGTACCGGAAGAGATCATCAAGGATTACGAGGAGGCTTGGAAGGACAAGGCAAGCTTCCCCCCGGTGAAAGCCTTCGCAGTTGACGGAGAGCTACTTGTCGTTGATGGCTTTTGTCGAGTGCTCGCGGCGCAGAACGTAGGCAAGAGCAAGATCAGCGTTGAGGTGTTCGAGGGCACTTTCAACGATGCGTTGCGGGCAGCGTGCGGGGCCAACAGTACTCACGGCCTAAGACGCACCAACGCAGATAAACGCAAGGCTGCGAATATTGCGATTTTTAACTTCCCCGATGAGTCCAGCCGGGCCATTGCTGAGCTATGCGGAGTAAGTCACGTCTACATCCAAAAGATTCGTGATGCTGACCGAGAGGCCCAGGAGTTCATTGACGCAGTGGCTCGCGGTGAGGAACCTGCAATCGAAGAGGAAGAACCAGCAAAGCCAAAGAGCAAACCGCCGAAGCAGGCGAACTTGGAGCTTGATTCGATTGACGTTGAAGGCTGGGCTTGTTTCGAATGCGGGCATACGAAGCAACGTCTTTCGGATGGCGGCAACGTCTGCGCGTCTTGTATCTGCCCGGTTGACTATCGAGGCGAAGAAACGCAGGAAAGCGTTGAGGAAGCCGCAGTTCAGCCGGCTGCGGAAGTGGAAACGTTTCCACCTTCGGGAGATCCAGACCCGGCGAAACTCAAGGACGTTCACCAAGCTTGGGGGCGTTTCATTCGTGCGACTGACGCGGCAAATTGCTCACGACTGATGCGTATCGAGATCGAATCAATTACCAAGAAACTTGCGGGTTTGCGGTGAGATAGCTTTAGGCGTTGCGTTGGGTTGCGTTAGGTAGTTGGTGTTAGGTAGTTGGCTTAGGTAGTTGGTGTTAGTTTCATGTTTCGATAAGGAGCGGATGATGAGTTCAGAGCAAGGGTTTCGCGGTATTCCCGGCGTGCCGGATGGCTGGGAGTTGGTGGCGGTTCGCCCAGGGCGTTGCGGAGATTGGCATATAAACGCCGACGGAAAGCCGGTGCGAGTGAGTAGGGATACGGTTAATCTGCTTTGCATCATCCGCAAGATCGAAGTGCCGAAGCAGTACAGGGCGTTTTCTGGAAGGGAGGAGTTTGAGCGGAATCGGCATCGGTGGTGGGCGTGGAAAGACGACCGTGACAACACCTTCCCACCGGCAGCATATGGAGTTGTCGGCCATTCACGCGAAGGTTGGCTGGAGTCATTCGAGCGTAAGGTTTTTGACGATGGATCACCCTTCGGCGTGGAGATCACCAGTGAGAATCCGGCAAGCTAGGAAGATCAGAAAGTTCATGATTTATGAGATTTCTCGCGGTTCATGAATCTTCGATCATTCGGTTTACAGGCTTCCAACGCTGCGACGAGCAGTGATGACTTGGAGGAAGCTAACCAGACGCAGGCGGGCTAGGCGGAACAAGTTGATAATGAAACGCAACGTTGCTCGTTATCAGAATATCATGAATCGATTACGTCTTTGGGTGAACTGATGAAACTGCGAATAATCAATGACAAGCGGTATTCATCGTACCGCTGGAGGCTAGTTAATGAATCAGGGCAAACGATCGAAGTCCCAACGGAGTTCGATCACCCTGAACATGGCAAAATAAGACTGATGCAACCGTTGTGCGAAAACACGAAGGAAGCTTTGATCGGGCGAGTGCTCGACTTGTTAGTTCTACAGGCTCAAATCATTAGGAGCAAAGATGAGAAACGGAAACTGGCCGCACCAGGATCGAGCGAAGGAACGAATTCGGGAAGCTAGGCTTAGAGGGATCGGCGCGGTAATCGCGGCGGCACCATGCGGCGCGGGAAAGTCTCGCGTTATGCAGCAGCTGACCGAAGAGGAAGTTACCGCAGGCGGTAGCGTGCGAATCTATCTTTACCGGACGATGCTCAAGGAACAGCTTAGCAATGCGTTCAATCGTGCTGGCGTGGATCATGGAATCATGGCCGCAGGTCACGAGTACGAAGATCATAAGCCGGTTCAGATTTGCATGACCGATAGCGTTTACGCGAGAGCGATCCAGAAAAGCACTTGGGATTTGGGAAACCCTTCGCTAGTGCTATTCGATGAAGCTCACTTGCAGACGAAGAACCGGGCGATATCGATCGTCAAAGGCGGGGTAAATGAGAACGGCTTGCGATGGGAAGGGCACCAGCAGAAGGGAGCTTTCATTGTTGGCTTGTCGGCTACTCCGGTTGGGTGCGGCGAGCTTTACGATGAGATGATTGACTTCGGCAAGTACTCCGAAATGAGATTGGTGAAGGCTCACTTGCCGGTTCGCGTCTATTCGCCAAGCGAGATCGATTGCAGCGGGCTTAATCAGGACGTTGAAAACGAATACAGTTCAACCAAGTTGGAGCCAAGAGCTTACAAGATTTTCGGTGATGCGTATTCGAATTGGCGCAAGCTTAACCCAGACAGCAAGCCGACGATTCTGTTCGCTCCATCGGTCCCGGCCTCAAGGTGGTTCGCGGAAGAGTGGGCGAAGATGGGCGTGCCGGTTGCCCACATCGACGGCGAGACATGCTTGCTACCTCATCGCGGCCCAAGCGGTGAGATCAGGATGGAAACGTACGACACAACGGAAGAGATTCGTCAAACGATCATGGACATGAGCCGCACCGGTGAGATCAAGGTGGTAATGAATCGATTCATTTTGCGTGAAGCGATCGATATGCCTTGGCTCTATCACGGCATCGCGGCGACGGTGTTCGGTGGCATCGCAACGTACTTGCAATCGGTAGGGCGTATCCAGCGTTACTTCCCGGAATACGAGTACAAAATATGGCAGAGTCACGGCGGTTGCTTTTGGCGGCATGGCTCGCCGAACATGGATCGAGATTGGGAACTAGGTTGCACGAACAAGAGCATTGCACAGGGCCGAGCGAAGCGAATACAGAGGGCTGAGCGTCCGCAGGATGTTGAGGGCATCTGTTGCCCGAAGTGCAGCGTATGGCGTCAATTTGGCAAGCGTTGCCCTGGTTGCGGCCATGCTCACGCGCAGAGTGTGCGAACGGTGCACATGGTCAGCGGTGAACTCAAGCTGATGCGGGGACTGGTCAACAAGCCGAAGAAGAAAAAAACCAAGTCAGCGAATCAAATCTGGGTCAGCGTTCTCTATGCGATGAGTCGAAGCGGAAAGCCGGTTTCGTCGGCGTTGAGCGTTTGGAGGGCTCGCTGTGCTTCGGACGGAGTTTGGGCCGACGTTAACGAGCTGCGGTTCAAACCCCCTCAAGCGGGATCGGTTGACTACCACAGGCTTGTAAGCGACGTTTACCCCTGGACAGCGGCGAAGGCAAAGCGATGAGCGAATGGATGGCCTTCCTCTCGCGGGAACAGATGGCGAAATGGTTGCTCAATACCGACGCGGGGAATCGATACCTTGGATGGTTCGTTCGCAAGTACGCTAGGGCAATCATGGCAACCGATGCCGGGCGTAAAATAGTCGATTGGATCAGAGGCGAGATCGAGAAGGATGACGCGGCTTTAGGCTGGGGTCGGCATAAGATCGTCGTGGAAAGATTCCCAGATGGTATGCTAAAAGTTTACGCAGAAAAAAGTGATGTTACTTTTATTCATCGACTTGAGGTCAACAGCGTACGCGGGGAAATCCTCGATGATGAATGGGCTGAATTGAATTGCCCTCACGCGTACAAGGGAGTTTACAATGGACGAATCGCAGCGACGGATTTTTACACCGGGCGGACGCCACAGCGAGAAGCGGCAAGACTCTCAAGGCTGGAACTATCCGCCGCGATATCAGCAGGAGTCAAACGTCGAGAAGAGTCTGCGAAGGATCGAAGCAACAGCGAACCCGGAGTTGGTGATAGCAGCGTTGGAGATGATCGAGGATGCGCAGACCGTACCGACGAAGCTTCGGGAGTGGAAGGGATCGATCCATGAGCAAGCCTTGCGTGACCTCGAACAAGCCTTGGCACTCGACCGAATACAACGCACAGACTGAGTACGCGGGGATGCGGTCGCTGTTCTTCTCTTGCTGGGCTTGCGGTGCATCCCGGAAACCTTCGAACTACTTTGGGCCATGGCTGATCGAACGCGCCCACATCGCCAACAAGCCACGAAGGGAAGATCGGCGGCTAGTCGTGATGCTTTGTACCTTGTGCCACAAGGCGAGCCACAGGGAGCGGATAGCGGGCTTCCTTCGACCTGCTTTGAGTGCCGGCCAGATGGTAGCGCTCAAGCAGTTTTACGATGCCGAGTGGTTGGACTTGGAGTACATCAACAAACATTCGGTGCGGCTATTGGAGTCCGAACCGATCGATCCTTGGTACGCAGATGAAAGGGTTAGGAATCGTGCGACTTGAACTACCATATCCGAAGGGCATCACGGCCCACAACAAAGGCCGCTGGAGTGACAAAAGCAAAGAGGTTGCGAACCTGCGATTGATTGCCAAGTGTATCACGCTCGACGCAATCGCAAGGGGGCAGGAGCCCGTCAAAGGGCCTCACGTGATTAACTATCACTTCGAGGTTCCGGACAACCGGCAACGGGATCGAGCGAACATGATCCAGCAATGCAAGGCCATGATTGACGGAATCGTTGACGCGGGCGGGATCGAGGGGGATCACTGGCAGATTTCTTGGATTGGGGCTGTAGCCGTCGAGATAACCCCCAAAAAGGCTGGAGTCATCCTGGAAATATTGCCGAAAAAACCTGACGCCTAGCGCCTTGGGCTGGTCAAATAGTAGCCTATTATTTAAGATGGCAGAAGTGACGGGGAAACCCGATTGTTTTGTACTGATTCGATTGGATCGAAAGGCTTGAAAATGCTTGATATTCTTGATTCTATGGCTGGTATCGTATCTCGTGAACTCCGTAGCGTACGCGAGAAAGTAGACGTTGAAGACGTACTCCAGGAAGCGGCAATCGCTATCCTCAAGACCTACGCAGAGGCCCCAAAGAAGAAAGCCGTTTGGACGGCAAAGAGTGCCCGACGCAAGGCGTTCCGCGATCAACGCAGGGATCACCTTTGGCACATGGAAAATTCCCGGAATGAGTTTTCCTGCGATCCGTTGGCGGCGTTAATCAGATCGGAAGAGATTGACGCGCTTTCGCAAGCGTTCGAATGCCTGACCGAAGATCAAGCGACAGCAATCAAGATGCGATATTATGATGACGCGACTTTGGCGGAGATTGCAGAAGTGTTCGGGGTTAGCAGTCCGACGGCTGCAAAGATCGTGCGCGATGCCTTAGAAGTTTTAAGGGAGAGAGTCGGCTGAGGTTGGCTAGCCTAGAGCAAACCCTACCCGTTTCGGAAAGCGGCGGGTAGGGCCTTGAATTAGCTGGTGAGGGGTCGAGCCGGGTTCATAGCCCCAATCGCCTCAAAGGATCGGTATGCTCCTTCATACCGCTGACCTGCCCTGCCGGATTCCATACGTCCGGCGGGGCTTTTTTGTGGAAACGTTTCCAAAATGCTATCATTTGAAATCAACGAAAACACAGGGGAAATAGAAAATGCACGCGCAAAGCGGTGAACTTTTGGAGTACCTCGAACGCAAGGCAATCTGCATGGTCGAAGGCGCGACGGAAGAACAGGCAATCGAGATAGCCTATGAGCAAATTAAGGGCAAGCTGACCGCATGGGTGCCCGACATAATCGCGAAGGATATCAAGCGACTCAAAGAAAAGTAGCGTTGCGTTTTTCTGCGCGTTGTCTCGTTAGTTGCAATTGGCATCTTTGCGTGTTACCTTGGATCACCTTCCCCTATACAAGAGAGTGCAGCAATGCCAAAGAAAGCAAGCAAGCAGAACGCCTCGGGGCGCAATGAGCCGTCCCGCTGGGTATCCAAGATCGTCGGGCATGAAAAGGTGCCCGCGTCTCAACTTCTAGCGAACCCGTTCAACCACAGGAAGCACCCAGAGAAGCAACGCAAGGTGGTTGCGGCGTCGATCGAGGAACTAGGCTTTGTGAAGTCGGTGCTGGTTAATCGCACGACTGGCCGAATCATCGACGGGCACGAACGGGTAATGCAGGCCCTAGGCGTAGGTGATGAAACGCTCGTTGACGTGGAATACGTTGAGCTTTCCGAAGAGGACGAGAAGAAAGCCCTGCTCATCCTCGATGCGTCAAGCGAGCTGGCCGAAGTCGATGCGGCGCAGTTGGATCAACTGGTTGCTGATTGTGCGTTCGGGATGGAATCTCTCGATGAACTGGCGAAAGAAATGCTTGCTGAATGCGGGCAGTGGCAGGGGGATGAGAGCCCAAGCTTTGAACCTGGAACAGTGGATGACCAAGGCAAGCTAGATGAATTGTCCCCGGTAATGGTTGCTTGCCCACATTGCAAAGCGGAGTTCAATTGCCGTGAGCAAGTCTGATTTGCAGATTGATTGGGCTACTCACGAAGCAGCAAAGTATGCTTGCGAAAACTGGCACTACACGAAGACGCTACCAGTTGGAAAAATGGTAAAAGTCGGCGTTTGGGAGTGTGGTAAGTTCATCGGGGTAGTGTTGTTCGCATGGGGCATGAACAGAAATCTAGGGAGTCCGTATGGTTTGCGTATTGGCGAATGCTGCGAACTTGTCAGAGTGGCGATGACCACTCACAGAAACGCAGTCAGCAGGATCATAAGAGTTAGCCTAGTGTTTCTTAAGAAGCAATCACCTGGATTGAGAATGGTTGTGTCTTTTGCAGACCCAGAGCAAGGGCACTTAGGAGGAATCTACCAAGCTGGCAATTGGATATACGCTGGGAAGAGCGCGGATTCTTTCGAGTGGGTATTGAATGGAAAGCGATTGAACAAGCGGGCGTATACTGGTCAGCAATTTGGGGGGGGCGAGATCGGTTGCATCAGTTCCTTCTGGGGCACTCAAGAGAAAGATATGCGGAAAGCATAGATACCTTATGCCCCTAGACTCAGCTATGCGCAAACAAATAGAATCACTATCAAGACCATATCCAAAACGCGTTAGAAGTGCTGATGGCGGCACGCTCAACAATCCAGTTGAGAAGGGGCAGTTCGAATCTGACCCTAACGCTTCCCAGCACGACGGGAAGTAAAAGGGCAGAAAAGCCATGACGAAGCGCGCCGGAAAAAAGAAGTCACCGGTGCAAGGCAAGAACACGACAGGCAATAAGCCGGGGTCACAGAGCCGAGCACTGAAAGCGACAGGCGAACCCCAGAAAGAATCATTCTTCTGGCCTGAGTTAACCAATGCCAATGAAGCGACTGCGATCAAGGCAGGACGCGGGGATCAGGTCAAACGACTCAAAGACCTACGCTTAGAGCTGCGAGCCGTGAACGAACGCTGGCCCGTGCCGCAAGAGCTACGGGAACGGATGGTGTTCGAATCTGCAAGAATCGCGATGAGTCCCGATTCAGGCCCGAAGGAAAAGCTATGGGCCACAAGACTTCTGCTAGCGATGGACGCTGCGAACAACAAGCCAAGAGACTTACCAACGCAGATAGCAGGATCGGCGAATATCACAGTCAATCAAGTGCTTGCCTTGATCGAAGGGCCGGGCAGGGATGAAGAGCTTGACCTAAGAGAGTTCAAGGTGATACCAGGGGGTGAGGATGACTACGCTTAACGTGCCGGCGTGGGTCAGTCCTAAAGAGGCTCAGCGAGCAGTTGATGACGCGCGGGCGATGCGTAGTCCCTTGCTGATGGCGGAGCGATTCTCAAACGGAGAATGGAAACGTGCTCGGCATCTAGCGGTAATTGACTTCGAGTTTCGGAACTTGCTAAGTGATCCGAACCTAGATTGCTTGATAGTCAAATGTCCAGTTCGCCATGGAAAACTTCTCGCCGACGAAACGCCTATATGGACGCCTGACGGATGGAAAACCCATGGCGAGCTAGCCGTAGGGTCAAGGGTGTTCGCAGCGGATGGGACGATTTCCACTGTGATAGGGATATCGGCAAAGCAGGAAGCAGATTGTGAAGTGGTCTTCTCCGATGGTGAAGTCATCAAGTGTCACGAAGCGCATGAGTGGATGGTATGGGATCGAAAGAAGCGGCGATGGAGAATCATTGAGACGAAAGAGCTTTTCGAAGGTGTTTTTCATAGCCATGAAAAGGGAGTCCCGCGGGCTAGATACTCCATTCCGTTCGGTGAGGTTTGCGATGGGCATAGCGATCCGTTGCCAGTCGATCCCTATTGGCTTGGAGTTTGGCTTGGTGACGGCAGGTCGAGTGCTTGGGACTTCTGCGGATGCAAAGAGGATTCAGAATACATTCTCGGCTTACTCGAATCCCGCGGCATGGTTCGATCATGGTCAACAGTTCACAAAACAACCGGCGTTCACTACTTCGGATTCAGTGGGCTACCCAAGCTAAAATCACTGGGCCTCAAGAACAATAAGCACATACCGGACGAGTATCTAACCGCGAATCAGTCAGTGAGGCTCGACGTTCTCCGCGGCTTGGTTGATACGGATGGTCACGTTGAGGATGACGGAAGGGTTCGCATTGTTACCGCTTCCAAGCAGCTTGCCGACGATATTGAAACGCTAGTTCGTTCGTTCGGGTGGAGAGCGTCAACAACGTTCCAAGAACCGGCGATGAGTAGTTCCGGGATCCAGGGTCGAAAGAGAGTCTATACCGTTCAGTTCATGCCGCGGGGATTGATCGTCGCAAACCTTCCAAGGAAACAAAAGGGACGCAAGGCGAATCTATACAAGAACGGAAAGTCACTGACGATTCGTGAAGTTCGCCGGGTCGCTCCAAGTCCAGGCCATTGCATCGAGATCGATCACCCTTCGCACTTGTACCTATGCGGGAAAACCAACAAGCCGACGCATAACAGCCAGTACTTAGCACGATGGGCACCGGCTTGGTACATGCTAAGAAACCCCTACAAGCGAGTGATGATTTGCACCAATACGGCAACGCTTGCTAGCAGTCACTCAAGGTGGGTACGTGACAAGGTACACGAGCTTTCACCGATGATGGGGCTCGATGGCGTTGATCCGAAGCACTCAGCGGTGCGTAACTGGCAGTTAGAGAAGACCAAGGGTGAATGCCTAGCGGCTGGGGTTGGATCATCGATCGTGGGATTCGGTGCGAACTTACTAATCATCGACGACTACCTCAAGGATGCGAAGTCGGCTTACTCGCAGAAGGTTCGGGACGATCAGTGGGATTGGTTTGTTTCCACTTCCGGCACGCGACTCGAGCCGGGCGGGAAAGTGGTTCTGCTTTGTACCCAATGGAACGCTGACGACTTGATAGGCCGTATCGAATCACGCAAGGAGGAACTGGATATCCGGGTGCGATCAGTAACGCTGCAAGCCTTGAGGGAAGGTACCGAAGTCAAAGACCCGTTGAACAGGCAAGAGGGTGAAGCATTGTGGCCGGAGCGCTGGCCTGCGGAAGTAATGGAGAGACGCAAGCGGCAAGCGGGGCACTGGTGGCACTCCATCTACCAGGGGAATCCCAAGGGCTCGTCGATGGCGAACTTCCCCGATTCCTACTTTGCGAACATCTGGGCCGACGATGATGAGTTCCCAGAGCCGAAGGACTGCTTAATCTCGGCTGCATTCCTCGATCCGTCGAAGGGCAAGAACGCTCGCAAGGGTGACTACCAAGCACAAATATGGGTCGGATTCCGCAACGGGCTTTTCTACGTCGATTCGGACATTGACCGCAAGCCGGTATCAAAGATGGTCAGAGACTACGTGACGTTCAACCGAGAACGGCGTACGGCCTTCGTAGGACTTGAGGCGAACGCATGGCAAGACTTGCTAGCCGACGATTACTGGGAAGTCTGCAACGAGATCGGATACAACGCCGATAGGCCTATCCTCGTTGAACAGCGAGTCAACAAGCATGTTCGAATCGAACGCCTCGGGAAGTGGTTCGATAAGAGGTTGCTACGCTTCCGCAAGTCGGCGAGCAATGAGCTACTGATTCGGCAAGCGAAGGCGTTCCCATACGGCGATCATGACGACGGGCCGGACGCATTGGAAGCAGCAATCGCGTTGCTATGCCGGTCAGTGGATGTTTTGCATGGCTTACATGAGGTAGAGGAAACGGAAATATGAACGCTCAGGTCAAATTCGTAGTGCATTACGGCGGGTGGAAACTAAACGTCCTCGACCTTGAGGCGCTTCAAAAGTGGGTCGATTCAGGCCGGGTAAATGCCGATTCGCAAATTGAGATTGCAGATACCTTTGAGATAGTCGCAGCAAGGAAAATACAGGGTTTGCGATTTGAAGGGGTGGAAACGTTTCCAGCGCCGGAGCCTGTGAAGGATCAACTACCGCAGAAACGCGCAGAAAAAAACAACGTTGCAAATATTGGCAAGATCGATCCGAAGTTGGATCAGTTGCTCGAAGGGTTGTGGCGGAGCTGGTTGATGGTCGGAGGCTTGGCTTGCTTCCTGCTTGCGACAGCTTGGGGAGCGTCAATGAACTACAGGAATCCTGCGGATACCTTTTTTGCAAGTCTGATTTGCGGCGTTATCTTAGGGGCTATGTTCTCTGTATTGAGCATGGGCCTCAGGGTTGTTTTGGAAGTCGCAAGAAAGGTACTCGGCGGTGGTCAATCACAAAATCGTTCGCGAGAAGATTGCTGAGCTTGCGTTGCTCGACGGCTGCGAATTGACCAAGGCTGAGCTAGATCGGCTTGAGGGCGTTTGGACGCTGGCGTATACGACCCCGATGCCGGGTTGGGCCTATGAGATGCTCCAGAGTCAGACGCTAGATCAGCGTGTATACAAGCTCGGTCAGATGACGCGGCGGGTTCAACTGCAAAACACTCTGTGCATCGGGCGGTCAAAGATCGTCAAGAAATAGTCTGTTTTGGTGGAAACGTTTCCACTTTTTGTTTTGTTTTGGCCTTCAGTGGCGTTGATATCTTGGAGTGAAATCATGGCTAAAAGCGTTGAATGGTCACGTGCTGACGATGGGATTTACGAGGGTGTTTCGGTTCACGGGCACTGGTTGATCCTTGAGCATGGCGACGGATGGATCATCGAGAAACCTTCGGGCTTCGAAGCAGACTTTCCGCGATGCGTCAGCGCTGAGCAAGCCATGGAATACGTAGAGGCAGAAATCAAGGAACTACGGCGGCAACGTGCGGCTGACTTGAGGATTGCCCAAGCTATCGAACAGCAAGCATTGGCGAGGGGTTATGAGCGAGTCTGAATTGGTGCAGGTTAAGGGGCTGACGGAAGTCGCGGCGGAGTCCGTGATTGCAGCTTGGAAGGAAGAGTTTGCCGGGCTCACGGCTGACACGAAGGAAGGGTACGAAGAGGTTCGCAAGGCTATTCGACTTTGTGTCTCGAAGCGAACGGAGATCGACGACAGGCGGACAGGGCTCAACAAGGAAGCTTTGGAGTGGCAACGTAAAGTTAACGCAGAGGCGAAGCGGCTTACCGCGTTGATCGTTGAGATAGAGGAGCCTTTGAAGGCGAAGAAAAAGGCGGTCGATGACGAGGCGGCGCGAGTCAAGGCAGAACTGGAAGCGAAGCAGAAAGCCTTCGTTGATGGCAGGATTGCCAAGTTCGTTGAGTTGACCGGCAAGCCTTGCACGATGGAACAGGTTGAAACCTGGACGGATACCGAGTACTTCGAAGCTTTGGAAGCGGGTCGCGTTGAGAAGGTGCAAGCCGAAGCAGAGGCCGCTAGAATCGCACAGGAAGAGCAAGCGAAGCGTGAGGCCCTGCAAGCCGAGCAAGCCAAGCTAGCAGCGGAACGGGCTGAATTCGAACGCGAGCGGGCCAAGCAACAGGAAGAGCTTGACCGGCTGCGATACGAGGCCCAATTACGCCAACAAGAGATCGACGCACAACGGGCACAAGTCGAAAAGCAGCAACGCGAACAGCAAGCCGCGATCGATGCCGAACGTCAAAGACTTGAGGACGAAGAGCGAGCCCGCATTGTAGAAGCAGAAAACCAAGCCAAGCTGAAAGAGATTCAGGACGCTATCGGGCAACATGCGGGTGAACTTCGCGTGATCCGTGGTGGCTTGGATCAAAATTGCTTCAAGCTTGCAAGCCTCGTCGAAGACCCAGTTCTCAGCAGCGTGTTCCGAAAAGTCTACGAAGACCTCGATACGGCCGTTCAAGCCTTTACGAATCAATTCCAACGTTTTGCAAGGCCGGACGACTTCTAGGGCTGGAAACGTTTCCACTTCGTAGAAAAACGCAACGTTACTTTTTTGAGCGAGAGGAAGTTATGACGGCCCATACTCGTTGGTTGACAATACCCGACCTGCCCGCAGTGATGGAGATACTCGAAGGCAACGGGATCGACATACCAGAGGCTGAATTGCGGCTGATGCTCAGGCAGCGGAACGTGATCGGCATGGTTGCAGAATGCTCAGGTTTAGTCTCCGGCGTGGTTGTTTACGCTCTTGAGAAGCAGGCGATTGATATTCATCTGCTAGCGGTCGATCCGGGGCAGCAATGGCAGGGCGTAGGGCGTTGCTTGATCGATACGCTCAAAAAAAAGGTTGACGGCAAGCGGCGTTCACTGTTCGCCACTGTCAGTGAGTACGACGTAGCGGCGCAGATGTTCTCAAAGGCGATGGGCTTCCTGGCCGTGGAGACTCTCCGCGACTGGGACGATCAAGGGGACGGGATTTTGTTTCAGTACGTGAGGGCGTGAAAATGTTGACGGCGTTTGTTTGCGGGATCGTTTCCGGCTTGCTTTACTTGGCAGTTTCTGCGGCGTTAGTAGTTCGGGCAGTTGGTAGTTTCTTTGAGTCAAATGAGGCTTGCGAATGAGCGAACGTATCGAACAGTTTTGGCGGCCAGCAACGGCGGATGATGTTGCTAGGGTGATGAGGTGTGAGACGGTTGAGGCGAGGTTTCGAGACAATACAGATAAAAAATGGAAGCATGCGCTTCTCTCCGGGTGGAGCAAAATAGACAAGTCGGATTCGCTTCAATGGGCATCATCAGAAGGTACGTTTTGGCGATTTTGCCAAGTCTACGACCCGCAGCAATGGTGGCTCAACAAGCCCGAGCCCGGCGAAGGTTTTAGGTTGCTTGGTAAGTTTCCGCATGAGGATAAACTGGAGCATGATGAAGAGTGGGATGCAAACAAAAAGCACTGGAAGTGGAACCCAGGCATCTCTCGCACTCCCGCACAAGTTGAAACCACTTGGTATCGCCGACGCATTGAAACCAACTCTCCAGCATCTTTGGACAGTTGCCGCTCCCGCGACACAATCCCCAGCGGCTGGCGCGTACTTGGCAAAGATGAAGAGCGATTAGCAAGTGATGCGTATTGGTCAAACGGATGCGATGACTGGCTCATCATCGGTGATGATCGGGTTGCGATTGCGAATAACCAAGAGTGGCACGCTATCCGCTTAAATACCAACGTCACTGAATTGATCCTCATCGAAGGCTTCGGCTATGTTCTTCCAGGCGGTGGACGCATTCGCGTAACCGCGAAAGGCTTTGACGTGTTGCCATGAGTTATGACGCTACCTGCCCGCATTGCGGCGAGGAATTCAATGTTGAGGAAGAGGATTGTCGCGAGTCCGGGCCTTACGCATGCCCTGAATGCAACAAAGAAATCTGGATTGAAGTGGAGCACTTTGTAACGTACGAAGCGACTTGTATGCCGCAGGATCACAAGTGGGTTCAGTGGGACAATGACAAGGATTGGCAGAAATGCGAGAAGTGCCGAGACGTAAGGCACAAAAGCAAGGCAGAAAAGGCTGGTGAATGATGGCGTGGCGAATAGTGCAACAGCCCAACGGCAAGTTGGCAAGGTTCAGCGATGTTTGCGACGACTTCACCGATATCGACATGACCTACGAAGAGGCTCTTGATGAGTGCATCCGCGAAGGTATGTCGGTGATTGATGCAGTCGATAAGGTGATGCGAGGGATCAACGCGGGTAACGCTAGGTACCTCGAATGCTTGGAAACAATTCGCACGATACACGGAAGGGAGCATAGGCCGTGATAGCTAGATTCATTGCGTTCTCTTGGCTCGATGGCAAGAGAGGACAAGGTACGCTTGAGTTCTTGCCGTTTGCACCTGGGAACACTGAGGCGCGGGTAACGGTGCCGTTCGAGTTCGTGAGTTATGTTGATTCCAAAGCGATGATCGATCAGCACTTCGGGAAGTACGTCAATGTTGACAACAGGTTCTTTTGGCTTGAGCGAACGATCAACGGCAAGCCGGTGAAGGTTCTTCAATGCGTCGGGCTATATCACCATGAGCTATAAAAAAGCAACGTTGCGTTTTTTGGAGTTCTCTTTCTATGCCTTGTCTTTGGCTTTGGCCTTGGTGTTCTTCAAGTCCTACGTGATTGATGGTCAGCATAGGCAGATACCTCAAGAGCCTATTGAGCAGCTCGGCGAGTCAATCGACTGGGACATATCCGAAGGCGAGCGCAGCGGGGAGTGGCGACGGGTGCGGGATCAATTTGTAGAAAAGTTTCCCGTTTGCGCTGCTTGCGGAAGTTCGGCGGCGTTGAATGTACATCACGTGATACCGTTTCACGTGCGGCCTGACTTGGAGCTTGACGAGTGGAACTTGATTACCCTTTGCCGGGAACATCATTTCCGAATCGGTCACGATCCAGACGGGCCTTGGAGATCGAAGAAACCAAGCTGGTCAGCGTCGAACCCCCTAGTGCGGGAACATGCTGAGCAGTTCTCGCAAGGGCGGAAGTACTGATGAGAAACATCGACCCGACGAAATTAAGACTAGTTCCAAAGGAAGAAATGCCTACCTGGGGTCACGTTCCAGATTGCGCCTACGTTGATCGTGAGAACGGCGTCGTGGTTCAGGTTTGGGGTAACGCAACTCCCGGCTGCGATGGTACACCATGGCAAGGAACCTTGAGAGTAGCGGTCAAGCATACCAACGCAACGACGCGGGAAGGAGTGCTTGATCGAGGTACTACCAAGCCGATCGAATGGGATGACATGCAGGCGATCAAGGATTACTTCTGGCCTGAGCGTATCGGGTTGGAGGTTTTCCCGCCTCATGAAAAGATCGTAGACGTTGCCGACTTGCGGTGGTTGTGGGTGCTTCCGAAGGGGGCAGCACTTCCGTTTAACATTCAGCTTGGAAGTTATGACAGGCTGGAGTCATAGTCAGTTTTCACGCTAGGAAGGTGGAAACGTTTCCACCCAGAAATAAGAAAGACCAAGGAAAATGCAGTTCGTTTTTGATCGACAAGAGTTACTTACCAAGTTCGAAACAGCGGCTTCAATCGTCAACAAGTCGAGTGCGAAGAGTGCACTTCAGAACGTGTTGCTCGACCTCGATAAAGGCGTATTAGAGGGCAGCGACGGGGAAACGAGCGTACAGGTGCAAGTCAAGGTTCAGGACGGTTGGAGCGGTAGCGTGTTGCTCAATCCGTTTCGCTTTGGCTCGATCATGCGGGAGAGCAAGTCACCTTCGGTCAGCTTGTCGTTCGATGACAACAAGCTTCACATCGAGTTGAATAACGGGAACTTCTCGTTGCCGACTTCGAACCCGGATGAGTTTCCACGAATGAAGGTTGCGATCGATTCCCCGGTTAAGATCGAAGCGAAAGAGTTTGCAAGGGCGATCAACTCGACGAAGTTCTCCGTGGACGTTGAATCGACGCGCTACCAGCTCGCAGGCGTTGCGTTGCAGTTCGGGCCGAATGGTGTAAACGTGGTGGCTACGAATGGGCGTACACTAGCCTACACTGAGCTACACTGTGAGTCCAAAGAGCAATCGGCAATCGTACCGATCAAGCCTCTTGCACTGGTCGAACGCATGGCGGATAGCAAGGATGCCGACTGCGAGATTCAAATCATCGGCAATCGGATTGCGTTCCGTTGTGCGGATACAACCATCTTCACGAGTCAGATCGAAGGGCGGTTTCCGGCTTGGGAAAGGATCGTGCCGAGTGTTCTTGGCGAGCGCGTCGCGGTGTCGGCCGGTGCGTTGCTGCAAGCGATTCGGCAAGCCTCGGTAGTGTCTGACGATGAGACGCGGGCAACTGAATTGCACTTCTGCGAAGATAATCTTTTGGTCAAGTCCTCGGCGGCGGAGAAGGGCGTTTCATCGGTCAGCATTCCGGTTGAGAGTGACTTGGTAGAAACCTTGATTATCGATCACAGGTACGCTCAAGATTGGCTCAAGACGCTCGATAAGGATGCCGTGGTTGAGTTGTTTATTACCAGTCGGACGAACCCGATGGTATGCCGTTGTGGTGCTTCGCGGTATGTTGTGATGCCTATGGATCGGAGCTAGGCGTGAGTGAGTCAAAGAGGGTTATTGTCGTTGCTGGTGGCTTGCTAATCTTCGCCTACTCCATGGGATGCATCAAAGGGTATTTCCATGGCTACCGCGACGGAAGAACGCAAGCATTGGTAGAGATTCAAGGGGAGCAGAAATGATTCGATTCGTTCGCAATCTTCGACGGGTGCAGCGCGGCAAGGACATGATTGGCCGATGGGTTATTGAGTTCCACCTTGGCAAGTATGTCGCGGACTGGCCTTGTGAGAACATGCTAGTATTCGGCGTCTACAAGGTCAAAGCTCCTGCGCCTGAGGGGTGGTATCTGATTTGTGACGACAACATCAAGGGATTTAGATTCGATTTTCGATTCAGAAGGGTTAAGTCATGAAGGCTAGCGAAGTACTCAATAGCAAGTGGGAAACGATGCCAGAGATCAGCAAGGCCGTTGGAATGGCACCGGCTGAGCTTTGGCCTATCGTCAAGGGTTTTATCGAGGCCGGTCACGCGGAGATAGCTACTTGGCAGCATAGCGGTTGCTCGGTACCGATGATCCGATTGAGGCCGGGCATATTTCCAACATGGAAGAAACGAGGCGGTAAGTAAGACCATGGAAAAAGACAGTAACGAAAAACCAATTGTTTACGAAGTAAACGAATTGGCAGGAATCATAGTTGGTTCAATTGTTGCGTTTGTCTTATGCGCGGTATTTGTTTTGTTGGGTGTTTTGTGCGTGGTGTTTATGTGCGGTGCGATTGTGAGAGAGTTCCAAAACATTACACAAGTTCCGCCAGTAATCACCAACGGCCCAAGCCGCGAGCAGTTGCGTGAATGGTTTGACAAGAACCCTGACAAGGCACCGCCTGCGGAGTGGTATCCTAACGGCGATCCGTGGCGCGGGATCACGGCGGAAGAGGCGAACAAGATGCTCGAAGATTGCGAGGTTAAGTAATGCTCGATATTGAAATGAACGGCGATCCAGAGACTAAGCAAGTTCATCGCCTGACGATCACGTACATCACAGCAGAGGACTCCACGAAGGATGACTTGCTATTTATCACCAAGCTGGCGAACGCGCTAGCACGCGGGGCTCGAATCGTCTTCGATCCAGAGCTAGCAACTGAGTTTGTCTACGAGGCCGGGGAGAGAGTCGAAGAGGAAGAAAGCGAAGGCGATGATGGTTAAGCTAAGACAGTTGAATTGGTGGGAAACCATCCTGCAAGGTGACCGATACGTACTCGCAGGCAGGGAGCCTCTGAACCCAGCAACGTTCTACGTCGGGTGGACAGTGGATCAAGCCTTCGAGTACGTGAGGAATACCGGTGATACGATATTCTTCTATCGACAGGTTGACCAATGAGTCCTGACCCTTTGCCGGTTAAACTAAATAAAGCTGCGCAGGTTCAAAATTTAATCAATCGATCGAGTGATATACCTTGAGCCGTCAAGTTAGGGCCCATGATGCACCGCAACGGCAGGAAATTAACTAGACAATGAGTGAGAAACGCAAGCCCGAAATGATTTTATTTGCCGAGATTCCAGGCAAGCCCGGAGCGCGAGCAACTAGATTCAAGGTGGAGTTGTTCCATGTTTCGCAGTGGCTGAATCCTACTCGTCGCGGAGTAAGCTGGAAACCGCGATCGATTCGAATGATGCAAGCTGATGTTTACCGTTTGCGAGTGAACGGTAAGTGGTATGCACCAAGCGATGCCGAACCGCTGACACTTAGTCAGGTTTTCGCGTTGTTTCGCAAGTCAGTGTCCGCAGTGAGAAAGCGAAGGCGTGACGAGCCTAGCGCAAGAAAGGTTGCCGAATGAATTCCGAATCTTTGCCGGTTGAGTTCGTCGGCGGGCCAATGGACGGTCAGAGCCTTTGGATAGAATCAGGCACAGAGACTATCAAGACGGGATCACTGGACATGGACAGCGGAAAGGTGGTTGTTGTACATCACCTTTACAAGCTTCGCAGGATCAATGAGATTCTGGTTCGCTTGCCGAGCGGACTTCACGCGATGGACTACTCAGGGAAGGTTGCGTAGAAAAAGATGGTTGTTTTTTTCTGCGTGATGGTCGCGGTATTCGCAGTGGCTCACTTGCTCTTGTATCTGTTATTGCGGGAACTCCACAGGGAGCTTGCTAAGATCGATCAACTCAGCAGAAAGCGGATTGACGCACTTAGGCAAGTCCGAGCACAGCAAATCGAGCTTATCGAAAAGTACAGGGAACTACGCAGTAAGTTGCGTCGCTAAGTGGAAACGTTTCCAGCTAAGAGGCAAGCCGGATCACATCGTTGACGTCCAATGTCACGAACGGCTGACCAGTCCAAGCCATGATACCGAGCGCGCCGTGAATAAGTCCGGCGGGCGTATCCGATGAGTCGAAGTCTGAAAGCTGGATCACGAATCGATCAGTTTTGACCCCATACATATACCGGGCAGCTTCCCGCGTCATGCAGACCCCTTGAAGATTTGCAACGTTGCGTTTTTCTGCGCACTCTTGCGCCCATTGATGCCGGGTGAAGTTCGCACCGCCGATCATTTCCGTTCTCAAGTCGCGGTAGTGGCCTAGCATGGACTTAACCGTCGGCCGACGCTCGAAGAAATACGAAGCTTCCGCGATGGAGATGAAACCGAAGGGAATGGGCCTCTTTCGCGGCTGCGGTGGTTGAAGGTTCTTGATGCGACGTTGAAGGGGCAGGGAGTACCGCCAGCGGAACCTACCGGATAAATGGGAATCTACTGTGTCGCGGGTGATCGAAAGGTAAGATGCGATTTCCGACTTCGTAGCTCGACGATGCGCCATGGCAAAGATTTGGTAGATTGTCGATTCGTCAAGTCGCATAGTGAGCAGGGTTGACCTAGAATTTGAGGCGGAGGCATACCATGGAAAAAATAATCGACGCAATGCGAGACGCCCAAAGTTTAACTGAATCCTGGGGCGAGGTCATCGACGTTACCGAGTTCATGACGGATTCTACCGGGTTCTTCAATACGAATGGACTCGGAGCATTTACGCAGATTTACGACCGGTCAGACGGTCGCTTTCGTCCAGTCTATACCAATGAGTCCGACCTGAAGCTGATCCGGGCTATGAGTTGGCTACTTGTGGAGAAGGTGCCCATGGCTCAAGCGTGGGTCAATCGCCTGTTGGATTACACGATCGGCACCGGATTCGATTGGACGATCAAGAGCGAGAACAAGCGACTTGAAAAGGCGGTTCAGATTTACGTCCGCGAATGCCTTGATAACTCGAAGTGGTCATCGGAGCTCGAACGTGAATCCTATGTCCGAGAAATCGCCGACGGTGAGTTCCTATCTGAGTTCATCTACGACGACGGTCAGTGCATGATGGTCGCGCGGGAGCCTGACGAACTGACTGAACCAGCGATCAAGCCTGAGCTAGAGGATTGGCTAGGGATTGATTACGTGCCTTCCTGGACGTTCGGAGTACTTACGAAAAAGAACGTACCAGAGAGGCACATCGGGTACCATTTCGTGCGTGACGCGGCGGGGCTAGATTGGGACTACGTACCGGCTGACCGCGTTGTATTTTGGAAGCGAAACGTACGCCAAAGGGCGAAGCGGGGCTTCTCAGATTTTTTCAAGCCGCATTTGTACCTTCTCAGGGCTGACCGCGTTTTGACCAATACCGCAGAGGGGGCAGCAACTCAGGCGGCAATCGCCTACATCGTCGAGCACAGCGAAGGGACGCAGCGTCAAGCGGATAACATCGTCAAGAAATTCGCACCGCTAACCGGCAAGGTTGACCCTATGACTGGGCTACCGCAACGCAGGCGGAGAATGATGCCGGGCACGCGGCTTGATGTTCCGGCTGGTCAGTCCTACAAGGCGGGCTTACTCGGCGCGAATAACTCAGATATCTACGTCGATGTTCTCGAGGCGGCGTTGAGGCTTGCGGGATCGGTTCACGCATTCCCCGAAGGGATGCTGACCGGAAGCTACGAGAACAATAACCTTGCCTCAGCACTGGTCGCAGAGGGGCCGTTTATGCAGGGTCGGCAGGCGGAGCAAGTGCAACGCAAGGAACGCTTCCGCGAGGTCATTGTGAAGCTTATTAAGCTTGGTGCGAACCTTGGGCGTTTCCGCGCGTACGGGATCAACTCGTGGGATGACTTGCGAGATATCTTGACCGTTGAAACCATCGCGGCAAGAATCCTACAGCTTGACCCATTGAAGCATACCCAAGCCCTAGCCTTACAACGTGAGAGAGGCTGGGTATCAGACAAGACCGCAATCAACGAATTGGGCCGGGATATCGATACCGAAACGGCGAACGGTTTGCAGGTTGCAGGGGCAGAGCAACAAGCCGGAACAGCGACTCAACCGGGCTCGAAAAGTGGAAACGTTTCCAGCGCAGAGGGTCAGAAAACGGGGCCAGAAAGTGGAAACGTTTCCACCTCAGAAGCAGAGAATTCTGCAAAATGGCAGGGAATTTCGCGTTTGCAGTGGAATCGCAATCGCAAGGCGATGGCCGACGTCTTGCGTGACTACATGCAAGGGAACACTACCCGGCAAGTGGCCGAAGTTCTGCTTCGATCAATCGGCATGCCTGACCAGGATATCAAGGCAGTTTTGGACGATGCGTCGGATGGGAGCCTGGAAACGTTTCCAGCGGAACAGCTAACTGAGGCTGAGAAAAAGACCCTCAACAAGCCTTTCCGAACACCGAGTGGCCCGAAGAAATTCGGCGTGTATGTCAAGGACGATAAGGGCAACGTGGTGAAGGTCAGCTTCGGCGATCCGAAGATGCGAATCAAGCGTGATGACCCTGGAAGCAGACGCGTGTTCAGGGCTCGGCATAACTGCGACGATCCGGGGCCGAAGTGGAAGGCTCGGTACTGGTCATGCCGTTTCTGGTCGCGCCCAAGTGTCACCAAGTTGCTCAAGGAATCATTGCAGGGGCTCGATACTTGGGACGGCGTGACCTTCGTTCGTGAGTCCTGGTTGCTCAAGCAGAACCCAGCATTGGCTGAACTGAACCGCAAGCAGGAATCATTTTCAGGGCGTCAACAACAGATGCTCGACCGTTGGAAGGATTACCCATAATGCCTGACGTTAAGGGCCGCAAACGCTATGAGGAACGCATTAGGGCAGCGATGGAGGAAGTATTCGCCGAAGCTTTGGCGGTTGCTTCTCAGGGGATCGACGCGATCAATGCAGCAATAAAAGTAGCATTGCAAAAATACGTCGGGCCGATTGTCGAAGAGGTTCACCGACGGGTAATCATCGCCCTTTTGATCCTATTCGGAAGTGATGACATTGGACGCGGAGTACTCGGTGACGCGCCGAAGAAACAGGGGCCTATATACGACGACCTCGTAACCCAAGCGAAGAAACGCGCTCAAGATCAGATCGATGAACTAGGCGATCAGATGAGCGATACGAATCGATCATGGCTCGATGAATGGGACGAGGAAGAACCCTTCGAAGAATGGGCCAAGGATCGATTGTTTCCAGAGTCCAGGGCTGAGAACATCGGCGTGACGGAGACTACCAACGCGGTGACGATTGGTGAGGGTACAGTCGTGGAGACGATGCGTGAGCTAGGGGTCGGCGTAACGGCTCGATGGATCACGAAGCGTGACGAGAGAGTTTGCCCGGTATGCGGGCCATTGCATAACACAGGCCCGGCGAACTGGGCCGACGACTTCGCCAAAGGGCCCCCAGCTCATCCGCGTTGTCGGTGCTATCTGTTGTACGTGTTGAGTGAGCAAGCGGAAGGTAGTATTTAGACCATGAGCAAGTTCATACGAGAATCCCAACGAGGTTTTGAGCGGATCGACCAAGAGGCCGGAATCATTTACGGCGTCAAGGTACTCGGTCAGCAATCGCGTAACGGTCGCGTCTACGAGGCGTCCGCAATCGAGAAAGCCTTACCGCTTTACGAGGGAGTCACCGTCAATCTGAATCACCAAAAGCTTGACCCGTCGAATCGGGTACAGCAAGACAGGCCGATTCAGGACAGGTGGGGAGTACTTCGCAACGCTCGAATGATCGAGGGGGCTTTGTATGCTGACTTGCACTACCTCAAGAACCATCCGATGACGCCTCAACTCATCGAAGCAGCGGAACGATTCCCCGATACATTCGGCTTGTCACACGATGCAGCAGGTGACGAGCAGATGATTGACGGGCAGCGTCGGGTGGTCGAATTGATGGACGTACGGTCGGTCGATGTTGTGGCCGATCCAGCCACGAATAACGGTTTGTTTGAAAGTCACAACAGGAACCAAGCGATGAAAAAGAAGTTCAAGGCAATTCTCGAATCTTGCGGCGAAGGCGAAGTCAAGCGAGCAATGGAGGGCGCGATGGGTGCCTATCCAGATATGCAAGAAATGGACGTTGAGTACTCCGGTGGAGAAGACGATTCCATCGGGGCCGCGTTCAAGATGGCAATGGTTAAAGTCCTCGATGACTCGACCTTGGATACCGCAGGCAAGCTTGCGAAGATCAAGGCGATCATGGCCGCGAAGGATAAAGCGGATGAGGCCATGGGCAAGGCTGGAGGATCGAGCGAAACCGACGCTTCCGGCGCGATGGAAGAATCAGAAAAACGCAATGCTGCGAATCTTCGTGAATCCGAATTGATGAAGGAAGTTGCCAAGCTTAAGAGTGACTTGGATCGAAGCGCATGCAAGACCCTGTTGGTTGAGTCCTCGATTGAGGTCAACGAAGTACGCATTAAGGCTCTGATGGCCTTGCAAGAATCAGACCGGGCCGAGCTCGTGAAGACCTGGAAAAGTGGAAACGTTTCCAGCGGCAAGCGTCCAGAGCGTACCGGATCGGTAATGACAGAATCGGCTGCGGGGGCGTATCCAAGCAGCTCAGACGAGTTCAAGCGGCTTTTGGGCTAGTAGCTCTTTCGCCTGTATTTTTGTTGGTTTTTCGGTTACTCCACCTAATAAGAGGATGAGCAGATGAAGGGATTACTACTACCTGACGCGGCATTGAAGTTGCCAAAGACTTCGGGCTTCGCTGATGACTTCGACGGATTGAATTCCGCCCGTTGGACTTCGACCCTTACCGATACCGGTACGGCTGCGGTAGGCGATGCCGTCGGCGGCGTTGTGACCTTGAGCCCGTCTGACGGAACGGTTGCAGACAACGACGAGGCTTACATCTCCACCAAAGAGATTTACAAGATTGCTGCGGGCAAGCCTATCGAGTTTGCTTCGCTGATTCAGTTCACGCAAGCCGCTACCAATGCCGCGAACGTCTACGTCGGCTTGATGGATGCGGTTGCAGCGAATGCGATCCAAGACAACGGCGCGGGGCCTAAGGCAAGCTTCAGCGGTGCCGGGTTCTTTGCCAAGGATGGATCGACGAGCATGTTCGTCATCTACTCCGACGGATCGACTCAAACCATCGCTGAACTGACCGCGACGAACAGCCTCAACAAGCAAGCAAACCTTGCGGCATCGGCTGCATTCCAGTTGCTCGAAGTTGAGATCATTCCAAAGACTTCGGCCCTTTGCGATGTTATTTTCAAAATCAACGGTTCGACCGTCTACAAGATGCTCGACCGAACCTACGCGAACGCTACCGAAACCTCGGTAATGATCGGCGTGAAGAACGGATCAGCAAACCAGCAAACCCTGCTTGCTGATGCCGTTTCGTGTTACCAAGCTCGGTAGTTGGATGGAGCCCTAGCGCGGTTGCTTGGGGCGGCGGATAGTTTCACTTTGTAAATGGGATAGAGAACGATGCGATTAGACGCAAAGACCCGTCGTCACCAGGAACTGCGACGGTTGTACGAGGCGGCAGCACGCGATCGGCAGTTCGATCGATTCATGACTGACTTCCAAGAGTCGCTCAAGGGTGACGCGAATGACCTAGCTTCACGCTGGTCAGTTCGTCAACTCTTTGAGCAATTCGTACCCGATGGACGCGAAGCTGCAAACCTGCTTCGTCCTTTGTCCGGCGGTGGATATCAGATTCAAGAATCGGCTGAGTTGGTCGATACGTCGATGTTTGCCAACATCATCGGGCAGATCATGTACACCCAAACCCTCAACGGCTTCAATCAGCCTGGGTTGGTCGGTGAACAACTGGTCGAAGTGATCCAGACTCAGTTCAGCGGCGAGCGAATCCCCGGCGTTGGTCGCTTGGGCGATGACCTCGACGTGGTGAACGAAGGTCAGGAATACCCGAACGCAGTGCTCGGTGAAGAGTACGTTGACACCCCGGAAACGATCAAGCGTGGTTTGATTCTCAACGTGACTCGTGAGGCGATTTACTTCGACCGAACGGGAGTGCTGTTGAGCGAATGTAACCGCGTTGGTGAGCGCGTCGGCGTTAACCGCGAAAAGCGAATCCTTGACGTCGTAACCGGTATCTCGACCGTGTACCGACGCAACGGACAAGCGGCCACAGCAACCTACGCTTCAGACAACCAGTTGAGCAACACGCTTGCCGACTGGACTTCGATCGATGTTGCGGCTCAGAAATTTAACGGCATGGTTGACCCTGTGACCGGCGAACCGATTTCCGTTTCGATCGATACCATCTTGGTGCCGAAGGCGTTGGAAGTCCTAGCGAATCGAATCATCAACGCTTCGATGACTCGCCAGGGAAGCAACACCGGCAACAACCAAACGTACGTCAACGGCAACAGCGTTCAGGGTGCTCCCCGCGTTGTTTCCGGTCAGTACGTCAAGCAACGTACCAGCTCCGATGCGACGTGGTTTGCAGGTGCTCCGCGTGAAGCGTTCGTCTACATGCAAAACTGGCCTTTGACCGTCACCCAAAGTGACGAGAACAGCGAAGTCGGCTTCACTCGCGATATCGTTGTTCGATTCAAGGCTTCCGAGCGTGGAGCGGCTGCGGTTCGCGAGCGGCTCAAGATGACGAAGAATACCTAAGCTCGACCACTCTGACGGAGGGGAAGGGAAGCGAAGACGGCCTGGGGAAACCTGGGCCGTTTTTGTTTTTGTTTCCATCAGTGGTACACTGTGCTATATTCGCAACGTTACGTTTTTTCCCTTTGTTTCCAGGAGTGTGAGAAGTGGCGAAAGATACCAAAGATGCCGGGCTGACCGTTGAAGAAAGAATTGCACAGCTTGAGCAGGCAGAAGCAAGACTTCGAGAGCGTGAAGCAGAGATTGCCAAGCGGGAAGACTCGATCAAGAACCAAGAGGATTCCTCAGCCGTTCGACCGATCAGACCTTCTGAAGCGGTTTGCATTGGTGAGGGCTATGAGTTCGAAGTGAGTCCGATCAAGAGTGACTCACCGTTGCCGAAGAAAACCATCAAGTGCTGCGACGAGGCCGAAGCGATCCGGTGGTATATCGTGACCACTCAAAGCCCGGAGAATGCCGGTAAGCAGGTTGACCCGGTCAAGCACCCATTGCGGGCAATCTGCAAGGATGCTCGGCGCGATGAGAGACGCAAGCACGTACTGATGATTGCCTCACTGAGAGCGAAGGCAGAGCGTGGAAACATGCTGACCTCAAGCGAGCAAGAAATGCTCGACGCTGAGGACATGCGACGCGCCGGGTACTGAGTGAGCATAGCTCAGGTAGGATACTTCGCAGAGGGTAATTATGAGCGTCCTAGATGATCTTAAAACGCGGCGGGCTTATGTAGCTTCACAGCTTGCCGCGATGACGGTGACGAGCGGGGCGGGCGGTAAGCCGAACGCCAACACGAGTGACGGCGGAACAACCGTTGACCATGTTGGATACCGCAAGTCGTTGCTGGAAGAACTGAAGATGCTCGACGAGGCCATTCTGCGAGAGGCCGAAGTGCAGGCCGCGTTGGATGACGAAGATGGAAGCTGGGAAATCGAATCACAGGTGTACACATGAGAAATGACAGGCTGACGGTTACGATTCCTAACGGCGTTCAAGAGTCGAGCGACGTTGTGATTCCAGAGGGTGAAGTCCTCTGCGCCATCTCGACCAATGAAGATGGCTTCGACGGTGCGAACGTCGGCTACGAGATCCAGTTCGACAATACGAATTGGCTGACTGTTTACCAGCTTGATTCGACCACTGCTCACACGACGGCGCTCAGTAGCACCAAGCGATACGTTCCGGTGAACTCGAACGTCTTTCTTTCTTCGGCTCGTGGATACAGTGCCAAGCTGCGGCTGAAGGCTGCGACGGCTCAAACCGGTGCGATTACCTTTACCCTTCACTTCCGATCAATCAGGTAGTTTCTCAATGCGATCACCTTCCCTTGGTTCGTTGCTATTGTCGTTGATTTTCGGCGTGGTCATTGGCGTTTTGGGCTATGAACTCGTAGCCAAAAGTGGAAACGTTTCCACCGAAGAGACTCAGCCGAAGCAGTCATCCTCAGACCTCATCGATCAGATCAAAGCTGACTATGAGGCGATGCTGGCCGAGCGAAAAGCGAAGCAATTCAGCAAGGCGGAAGCAACAAAGGAAATCGTTATTTGCACCCTTCCTAATTGCCCTCCGTGTAAGCAGTGGATCGATCAGGAGTGGAAACGTTTCCACGATGCGGGATGGGACGTCGTTATTTGCGACAAGCCGAACCATGGCTATACCAGAGGGCCTACCTTCGAACTCACAAGCGGTGGCAAGCGGGTTGTCATCGTCGGCTATCTTTCCCTCGACAGCGCAGAGGCGGCAATCAAATGACCGATTGGATCGGTTGGATATTACTTAGTTGGCTCGCGGCGGATTTCATCGCCGGAGCGTTCCATTGGTTTGAGGATCGGTACTGGGATGCCGACACACCCTTTGTAGGCGCGCTCATAGGCGGGCCCAACAAAGAGCACCATGCGAACCCCTTGGGCCTGTTGGCTGGGAGCTACTGGCACCGCAACTACACGACGATCATTCCTTCGATGACGGCCTGTGTTACTTGCCTGTTTGTACCGGCATGGCGTGACGCATGGCTAGCCTTCGCGTTCCTCAGTCAAGCGAACGAGGTACACGCATGGGCTCATTCGAAGGGCAAGGTAAACGGGCTTATTGAGGCATTGCAGGAAACCGGCTTGCTACAGTCGGCGAAAC